TCTTGGTTATCATGTGACTCACACGATCAAGATTGATTTTTAAATCCTGAGGATGATCAACTTCTCCAAGAACGGAGTAGCCACCAGCGATCTGTTCATTGAGCGTTTTGACAGCCCTGCCAATTTCCTGAGAAGAATAAACACGCTGATTTGCATTACGGATGTCTCCTTGAATGCAAATGCCGTTTAAGTGCAGCGACTTGTTACCGTCGCTGCCTTCGTCGCGCTCCAAGACAATCTTAGCCTGGTCAAAACTCAAATGTTCTGATAGAGTAGTTTTCACCTTTGTCAAGTCCTATTATCTACGACCACGGAAAAGGCTTTGCTTGTTGTCAGCTGATTCTTTTGCACCAGCTTTCTCAGCACCATGTCCTGGCTCTTTCTTAGAGAAAGCACCACCTGCTTTACCGCCTGGGACATTGATGTTGCCAGCATTATCTTCGGTTGGCTTGCCTTTCAGCAGGCCTGAACCTTTTAATTCACCTGTTTCTGAACCTGGGGCACCGTTCTTGCCGCTGAGAATGTTAGCAGTTGTACCGCCCATGTCATTCTTGCCAGCTACAATAGACTTAGCATTGACATTTGGTTTGTCGCTGTGTGAGCCGGTGCCGCTGAATTGACCTTCACCTTGGCCTTTCTTCTCAGCACCATGGCCACCTGGAACTTTCTCAACGTACTCACGTACAGTTGCTAGATCCATGCTGTCTTTCATTTTTTCATCGCCCATGTCGCCCATGTCGTCTCCGCCCATGTCGCCCATGTCGCCCATGTCGTCGCCGCCTTTGAGTTCGTCAAATTTGGCTTGTAGTTCATCAACAATAGAGTCTAGGTCTTGGAATAGTTCTTCTTCAGACTTGTCACCCATGTCTTCGTCATCCATGTCTGCATCGATATCGCCTTCTAGGTCGTCAGTTGGATCGCCGCCCATTGGGGACATATCGTCGTCGCCTTCGATAGCAATATCTTCAAAATCTTCTTCAAGATCGTCATCTTTTTTGTCTTCTTCACCATCGTCATCTTTTTCTTCTTCTTCAGCAATTTCGCTGTCGATCAAAGATTCGTAGATTTCACGTGATGCTGTAACCACGTACTCGTGGAACAGTTCTTCTGCTTTAGCTTGATCGTCGTTGACCAAATGCTCAAGCATTTGTTGTAATAGTTTATTATCGGCCATAGTTTATCTCCTCGTATGGTATGGGCTGTTGTTTATTTAACACGAAGATTACAATCTGGCGTTAAATGGTAGTTTTTTGATTGATTTGATTGGAATATATAGTATCAGGAATACTTCTACTAAATTCATCGTAGGTGATATGACTTAGGTTAGTCAAGGTAGGCCCCAGCTTGTCTGGTATAAATGCACCAGGTTCTATTACCCTAAAAAAATGTATGTGACGGAATTCTTTGATTACTTTTTCAGTCTGACTTAACCAGTTTCCGTGGTAAGTGGCGGCATCTGTTGATTTTTTATAGTTAAATGTGTCTGCATAAACATTGTTGAACTTGCCGTTAGTGCCTTGATAATCAAAGCCAAAAATATAGATGGTCTTGTGTTCTTGACTAGCTGCGAACCATAATGCTGTGGGTCCTGAACTCCATCCCTTGTGCGGACTAAAAAAATTAATACCGTGTTTGGTTTGTATGCCTTTGTTGGGGTTGGTCCATACTTGATGTTTTTTATGATAACCGGATTCAACGATTTCGTTGACCATTTTTACATCTACAGCTATTAGATAATGTGGTTCAAACTCACGATATTGCGCATTGCACCCGTAGATCACACCTTTGGTCATTAGAGCACGAACGTCTAGACAATTTCGGCTGGTGCCATTGCCTATAACAAATCCGGGATTATTGTGCAGGTGCTGCTTCTTCGCCAACTGGAGTTCCATACATTTGTCTTATAAAGTCCAGTTCAGATTGTGATTCTAATTGATGTGCTTCGCTCTGAAGCCTCAGTTGATTGATTTGTCGCAGTGTAAGACGTATCTTTCTAGTGTCTTTTTTGCTGATGACACTGCGATCTCTGCTGGACTCATATCTGCGATCTTGAGCAAAGTCGTTGTTTTTTTCGTTAAAGTAAAAGAATTCGTTAAGAAGCATAATGTATTTATTATTGAGCTGGTGCTTCTGGTGCTGCTTCTGCGCTGGCTTCTGCTCCTGGTTCTGCAGCCGCTGCCATGTCTAACGGTGCTTCTGCTTCTTGAGCTCCAGCATCTGCAGCCATGCCTCCGGGTGTTACACCTATACCCCGTAGTTGACTTTGTGCATCAGCAGGTGCTTTGAGATTGGCACCGTTTTCTTCGCGCCACAGTCGTTCGTTCTCTTTGACTTCATCTTCAGTCATTCCTAGGAATCGCTTCATAGCAAAACGCTTGCTGAGATGTGGAATTGCTACTACCTGTGCAAATGTTGCTGCTCGAGCTGTGTCAAGCTCACTTTGTCGATAGGCAGCAAAATTCTGTGGCTGATTGAATTTAAGTTCAAACAAGCCGCTGTCAATATTCACCCCTTGATCATTGAGCCATAGTTTAAATTCAAGATCAAATGTCTCAACTATAATGCTTTGCAGCCGTTTGCAGTATTCATTGAAGCGTAGCTCTTGAATATAAGCTGTGCCTACTTTGCCGTCCGATACAGTGTTAGCCGCTTCATCTATGGATGTAGGCAAGTAAGAAGCAGGAATACGTAGGGCACGGAACAGCTTGTTGGTAAAATAACGTAGGTCAGTGATTTCGCCTAGGTTAGTACCGCCTGGAAGTGTTTCAACTTTTGATCCACGACCTTCTGCTGTCTGTGGAAAGAAGTAATCTTCGTTTACACTTAGAGGATTATAACTGGCGTCTATGACGTTGGCTCCGCCACCTGTTGATGAAGGAATACGTCTTTGTTGGATTTCATTCTTCACACGCTCAACAAAACTCATGGCCATGTGTGCTGGCATGTTTCCAACGTCCACGTAGAAAATACGTCTTTCTGGAGCACGTTGTATACGATAGATAATGATAGCATCTTCAAGCAATTCTTTCTGCTTGTAAACTTTAAACACAGATTCTAGCAAACTGTTGCCAAATGGATAGTTGTTGTCTAGACCTTCTGATAGACTGAGATGAATAACATGTTTGGCATCTATCGTGATTTCGTTGGTTTGATTACTAAATCTTGTGCCCACTGAACGTGCTGCATCGCCTGCGAATCCTCTTGCGCCGCCACCGCCGCCAGTTGTGTATGAGCTGGTACCGCTAGGGGCAGTGTTGGTGGTATTGTGCGGAGTAGTGGCTATGAATTCTTTGAAGTTGAAGTTGAGATCACGGATCACATACTGTTCAGGAATCTTGCCTTCTGATTCGTTAACGATGATCTTTGTGACCTTGGCAGCATCAACAAACAACCACTTTTTGGTTTCGGGATCGCGAACAAAAAAGCAGTCACCGTACTTGAATGCGTTGCGCAGTATGCGGAATATTCTGGTTTCAAAACTGTTCTGTTTGCACCACTTCTGTAGACTATCTTTGAGAATTTTTACTTCAGTGGCAGTTGGCTCACCGCGGAAAAATGTATGAAACGGTGTGGCGTTTTCTTTGTCTTTTTGAGTGCAGAATTCTGTGAGTATGTCCAAGGCAGCGTTGACTTCTGAGTCCATGTCCATGGTATCATACTGCATGTATCGTTCTATGCGATTGGGTGAACCTGCATACACATCTGGCAAATAGCTGGAGTAATTAGCACGAGCGGGACCAGGGCGACCACGACCACTTATTGGGCTCATGCTGCCGCCCGTGTTGTCTATGTTAACGGGTGTAAAGTATTTTTTCCAGCTCATGCTTTGTATAGATTCTTATTCAATCCCTTGGTTGCATTAAAGGTTTCGTATGTGTTTATCTGCGTTCCAGCTGCGTGTTGTATCAATAGTGCCATCTTAGTATTTAACTCCGCAAGCAAGGTTGATGGAGATTCTTGAGATTTTTTATTTTGCTCTTCTTTGGTTTTGGCTTCTGCATCTGCTTTGGTTTTGGCTTCTGCATCTGCTTTGGTTTTGGCTTCTGCTTCCTGTTTTTTCTTGTCAGCATCGGATACTGCTGCTGCAACTGCGGTATTGGCTTTTTCAGTGGCTGCTGGTTTATCCGGAATCAATGCACTGCCTTCTCGTGCAGCAAATCCTTTTAATAGATCTTCACTGCTGCCAGTTAAATTTAAACCTGCGCTTTCCTGAGCAGCTTTCTTATCCAATGCATCTTTGGCTTTTTTGTTGCTGTCTTCTTGTTGTTTGTTAAATCCTGCTTTGGATTTGAGATTTTTTGCATCTAGTCCGGCATGCAGTGCTTCTCGCTTTTCTTCTTTGGCTGCTGTTTTAGCTGCTGCTGCGGTTTCATCAGCTGCAAGTTTTTTGCCAAGCACAGAGTCTGATTTTGCTGCTTCATTGGTTTTCTTTTCTTCCTGAATGTCCTGCAGATTCTGGTCAAAATCTCCTCGCATACCAGGTATCATATTCAGTAACCCAAAAATTCCTTCTTTCAATGACAGCCACAGGCCTTTCATCATTAACCCTGTATATTTGAATACATTACCGATATCTGCAGCACTGGTTCCTAGCTGAGTGAAATATCTATACAAAGCAACAACTCCAGCCGATAAGGCAACAACTCCAGCTACGAGAGCAATCACCGGCCATGTCGCAGACCACATTGCGGCAGCAACTGCGATCATTGCTGGTATCTGTGCCAACAGTGCTGGCAGCGCCATGGCCATCTGAATTCCATAATATATTCCCAATGCCAATGCAAGAGTTGTTAAAATAGGAACCACATTGTTTAACACAAACAAGGTAAGCGTTTGAAATGCTGGCCACACATAGTCACGAATCAATCCGCCAATCATAGTCAACGCAGGTTCGAAGAAGTTGTACAGATTTTCCCATGCTGCTTGCAGAGCAGGCAGTAGATCTATCAATACAAATTCGGCCAGCGACAACAATGCTGGCATCACTGTGTTTTCTAAAAATACTCCAAGATTGGCAAACGCTGGTTCAAGAACATCAAACAATATGCCGCCTACGGTGGTTACAACACTTGCCATGATGTTAAATGCTGGTACTAGATATGTCATAACCAGTCCAGCTGTAAATTCAAAAGCTCTCATTAACAAATCTAATAATCCGCTGTTGGCTAAGGCTAGTTGGAAACTATTAGAAAACGCTGCCAACGCTTCTTGACTTTTGTTAACATTGGCATTTAATCCGTCTGTGTTTTTTGCAGCATCGGTTTGAGCTGCTGCTGCATCCTTGGTAGCATCAGTGTTAATTCTCATACCAGCAGCTACATCTGCAGATACAGCAGCCATTTCAGAACTACTTCTATAGGCTGTTTTATTTCTGTCCATGGTACTCTTGGCTTCTGATTTCATATTATTCAGAGTTTGATTACGTTCCTGGTCTGAAATTTTAATATTGCTTTGAGTCTGTTGATGCTGCTTTTGCAGTGTTGCATACAATTCAGGATAGGCGGCGGCTAGTTGTCTAGTACTGTCAGTGGTAGCTGATCCTGAAGATAACACATCTTTAGCAAAATCTTTCAGTCCTTGAGACGGCATTGACTGCACCATGTTTAGCATGGAGTCTGCAACATCTTTGTTTAGTCCCTGCTGTGCAGCAGCAAATTGTCCGTCTTTGATCAGTCTTTCTCGTTCTTTTTCTTTGTCTGCTCTACTTTCACCTGTGACCTTGGCTAATGCATCCATTTCTTTGAGATAGTTTTTAGCTCCTTGAGCTAATTCTGCATTGCTTTGTGTGCCTTGGCGGCCTGAGTTTCTTAAATTTTTTGTGTAGTTTGCTAGGCCTGCATTAATATCTTGCGTAGAATATCCCAAGGCATATAAGTCACTGCCTGTGGCTCGCAGTGCTTTAGATACCTCACCAAATCGTTTAGCACCTGCTTCTACGTTTGATCCCAACCCCAACATGGCTTCGCCGTTGGCAGCGATCAGACCACCAAACTGCTCCATGGTCATGCCTGCGCTACTGGCAGCAGCACTAAAGGCTGTGATACTTCCGCCAAATGTTGCACCTGACTTGGATACTTCGTTGAAGCTTTTTGCCACACTGGTAGCTGCACCTGCTACCGCTGCAAACATAGGACCAACTATAGGAATAGATGAAAAAATACCTGCAGCAGCATTTAGATCATTGCCTACATTGGCAAATTGTTTTATAGTATTTGTTACTGCTGAGGACATGCGATCAAGTCCCCCAACCACTGTGCCTGTGGTGCCGACTAGTGTACCAAATGCTTTGCCTACACCAGAAGCCATTTTGGTCATTATTCCAGGACCGCTGCCACCACCACCTCCAGCATTACCACCACCACCGCCTCCAGCATTACCACCACCACCTCCACCAGGACCTGGAGGGCCGGGTCTGCGTGGTCCTCCGCCACTCATTACCGCGAGAAGTTGCTTCAGCGTTTCCTCTGAAGCGGCATTTTTGGCTTCTACTTGTCCAATTCCTGGAATGTCGATCATTACTGCTGCCATGTCTTATTTTTTCCTGGTAAAATGCGCATATAAATACACTGTGTACAATAGTATTTATTGGAGATAAAATGAGTGAAATAGTAAAATCATCGCCAGAATCCAAAGGTAAAAATCCTTTAGCCAACTGGTTTAGACAACCTAAAATTTATGTTAATCTGCCTAGCAAAGGAAAATTCTATTCTGTGGATTCATTGGATCAAAGCAGCACAGATGAGTATGCTGTGTATGCAATGACTGCCAAAGATGAACTGATGTTTAAAACTCCTGACGCTATGATTTCAGGTCAGAGCACTGTGGAAGTGATCAAAAGCTGTATTCCGTCTATTAGAGATCCTTGGCAGATGCCCAGCATTGATCTTGATTTTTGTTTGATAGCTATCAGGATAGCTACCTACGGGGAACACATGGATGTCACTGCACCATGTCCTTATTGCAATCATTCAAATGAATACATGTTAGATCTCAACCAATGGATGCAGATGTTTAACAATTTCGTGTTCCAAGATGTGGTTGAAGTTGATCCCTTGCGTGTTACTATACGTCCATACACCTATAAAGAAACTACCAAAGCAGCTATCAAGAGTTTAGAACAACAAAAAATCTTTCAGATCATCAACGATGAAAACATGTCTGATGAGGACAAGTTAGATAAATTTGGCAAGAGTTTTGTTAAATTAACTGAGCTAACTGTGGATGTCATTGCCGATTGCATCACAAGAATAGAAACCCCTGATGGCCACAGTGAAGACAAAGCACAGATCAAAGATTTCATCAACAACTGTTCCAAAGATGTGTTTGCTAAGATTTCAGATAACCTCACACAGATGAAGACTCAGATCAATCTTGAAATCAAGGACGTGGCCTGTGGAGAATGTGAAAAGAAATTTGATCTTCCTATCACCATGGATCAATCAAATTTTTTCGCAGTAAAATCTCAAAAATAACTTTGCCGGAGATTTTACTGCTTTCTTCCGATATGGACAAAGAGGCAAAGGCTATAAAGAAAGATGTACTCAAATTGTGTTGGTATATGAGAGGACTTTCTTATGCCGAGGTCATGAATATGAGTTGGGAAGAACGAGAAATTGTAGGTGAAATAATAAAAGAAAATTTAGAAACTACGAAAAAGACTGGCTTGAATTTCTTTTAGAACAGTGTTGAAAATTGCTGTAATGTACTAATTTGTTTTGAATTCAACTGTTGACCACCAATCACTGTTTTCAGCGCCTGAGCTACTGCATCAGGATTATCAGTATCGTACATGTTGTTTTTAACATTGCTGCGTAGAGTTTTTAGCAGTGTTATGTCTGAAGACACTAATTGTGACCCGCGAGTAACCAAATCTAAAGTTTGAACTACCGAATCTGCATTTAACGCAGTGGATTTTTCTTGTGCTGCAGGTTCAGCTGCTGCCACAGGCGCTGCTTTTTTTGTAGGAGTGTCATTACCTCCAAACCATTTTGAAGGATCTAAAAACTTGTCTACAGCAGCAGCTCCTTTTCTATATCCCGCGACTGCTCTGGCAGGAGCTGCTGCAATGCCGCCAGCAACTGCGCCAACACCCTTGGCTACTGCGCCAACACCTTGGCCGGCCCTGGTGATGGCCGGATCTAATGGTTTGGCTTCGATGAGCTCTTTTATTCTCATTTTCTAAACACGCTGACTGTTCCTCGTGCTAATCCAGTTTCAAACATCTTCTGCTTGTGCATTTCCACTCGTTGAGCCAAGGCTTCTGACAATGCATTTCCGTAATTATTTTTACTGGCAGTCGCAATACCTTTTTCTCTAGCGGCGGCCATTCCGGTTTTAAATCCACTCTGAGCACTAGCTGCTCCGCCTCCTGCTTTTAATTTAGCTTTAAGTGCTGCTTGATCTGCTGTTTGTTGAGGAGTTAAATTACTGCCTGTTTTTGCCGCTGTAGGTTCTGCTGCCGGTGTTGCCGCTGTAGGTTCTGCTGCCGGTGTTGCCGCTGCTGGATCTGCTGCTCCTGTTGTTGGCTCTTGAGTCAATTGCTTGGCCATGTTGTCAAATGCACCTGCACCTGGATCTGCTGCTGCTGCTGGATCTGCTGCTGCCACTGCTGGCTTGGCTTTATTTCTAGCCATAGATTTTTCAGTTGCGTCAACTTTACCATCTTTGTTTAAATCACGTGGGTCTGCTCCTGGTGCAGGAGCAGCTAGAGATTGTTTCAATAATTGTAGAATACGCCCTTTGCCTTTTGCGTCTAACTTGTCTATGTTGGCTTTGACCTGTGCATACACGGTTTCTCCTGCTTTGGTAGCAGTTTGATTGTCTGTGACAGCATCAGTTTTGGCCAACGCTGCACCAGCGGCTCCTGTCTGTGCTTTAGCTGGTGCTGTTCCAGCAGGGCCTGCAGCGTTTATATCTTGAGCTGATGGAGGAGTTGTAGAAGGTTCTGCCGCTGCTGGTGCTGCTGCTGCCGCTGCTGGTGCTGCTGCTGGCGCTGCTGGTGCTGCTGGTGCTGCTGGTGCTGCTGCTGGTGCTGCTGCTCCTCCTGCTGGTGCTGCTGGCGGCGGTGGCACATCATCACCTGCTCCGCTTACTACTCCTTTACCTGCTTGAAATCCTTTTTTCATAGCAGCGCCTAGGCCAGCTACACCACCTGCTACCGCACCAACACCTTTGGCCAGTGTTCCAACCCCTTTGCCCACAGCAGAGCTAATTTTATTTAAAATTGGACCTTCCTCCAACTGTGATTCTGTGATTATTTCATGAAGTCTCATATTATGCAGTCCTTAGTGATTGAGTGAGAAAAGCCACCATATCTTTTTTTTGTTTGATATCAAAAGTGCTAATTTGTTTTTCTAGTTCGGCCATGTCAACTGGTTTTTCAGCTCCAGCTGATGCGCCTGCCGGTAGTTGCATAGTTGTATATACTTTGTCTACAACTTCTGTGGCTACACCTTGGGCGACTAAGAATTTTTTCAACTCTTCAGAATCTGTGGGTGACCCTGCTTTTTGCCAGGCTGAGTTGAGTTTGTCAGCAGTGACTTTGGTTGTTAAATTTCTTGCTTTGGTTTTAAGCCAATCCATGGGACCTTCGGCCAATCTTCCTTCAGTGAGAAGATAGTTGTTGCGTGTGACAATTCTATTGAACACAAGATATACTTGACCTTCTGACAATTTTTTCCCAGTGCGTTCAATTGAATTCTTCAATGGTGCGTATTTGGCATTGCCTTGCAGTTCAATAGCCTGCATTTTGAGGCGTTGTGTGGCATCAAAATAGCCAGTTGTCAGTTGTGCAGCTTTGGCTCCTGTGACTACTTCTCCAGAGTTAAGCGTGAGTTGTGAATTAGGACTACCAATATTAGATGTGCCCTTGGGATTGGTTTGATCAACCATTTGTACGGCAGACCTTTCTATCTTGTCAAGATAGCTCATTTCTTGATCAGTTGGTGCTTGACCGGCGGCTAATTTTGCAGCTAATTTGTTAAGAGTAGGAGAAGACAGGGGATTATCGGTTATGCCTGGATCAGCTTTACCTGTTGAAAAAGGCCCAGCACCTGGCGGCGCTGATACAGCTTTATTGGGATCGTTGGCTAGATCTGCTAGAGTCTTTGTGTCCATGGACTGGCCTTGAAGGCCTGGAATAGTCCGTACAGGGTTTCCTGTGGCTCGGTCTATGACAGTTAGCTCGTCCCCCGATCCAGAAAATTCAAACTTGTCTGGAGGATATTCCTTCTGTAGATCAGCGATCATTTTGTTGTCAGCGTCCATAGCAGTGGTCGCGGCACTGGTATCACCTCCAGGTGGTGCGCCAGTATCTTTAAATGCTCCTGCTACCTTGTCAACAGCAGCGCCAGCAATTCCAGCTGCAAATTGACCAATAACAGCGCCAGCTGCACCTGCTAGTGCAGGTTTTATTGCTCCCTTGAATGCTTCTTTCCACGGCTTGCCTTGCAGCTTGGCTGCTGCAATAGCAACACCGCCTGCAACAAGAGCACCAGTGATAGCCACAGCAGCAGTGCCACCTCCAGGAAAGAAAGTAGCAATTAACGGTCCGGCCTTGCTCATTAGACCGCCCAGCACACCACCAACTAGACTAAGCACCACTGCTTGAGCTTGCGGATTTTTCAACGCAGCTTTGACAATGGCCATTAGACCTGTTTTGGTTTCAGCTGGTGCTTCTAGATTATTCACAGCGGCTGTGGCTTTGGCTTCAAATTCTGGATCAGGCACAGCTTTTGGATCAGGTTCAGGCAGTGCTTTTTCTAACTTGCCTAGAAAAGAATCCGGAATAATTTTATCAACAATCTTGCCTAACATGGTGCTGTTGCCACCTCCTGCTGATGTTTCTTTTTCAGCAGCAGCAAACATCTGATTGATCTGATCTGGAGTTAGTGTTGCTTCATTGAGATATTGTTGCCATGGTTTGAAGAACTCGTTGTCAATACGATCCCAATGCTCATTGAGAGAAGTATCTTTCTTGAGATCCTCACTAAGATAGTATTTGATACTTGTTTTGTCTAAATCATGTAATCGCATTGATATACTCGCTGTTGTGTTTTATTTATTAAAAACGAGCTTGCGCTCGTTTGCATTTTCGCTTGTCGCTCAATGCGGATTGTCTTCTTTTTTATTGATTTACATTGTAATTGCGAAGCAATTCAAGTATTATGCAGATTGTTCAGTCACACTTTGCCCAGGCCGGGCAAAGATAACAGCATTATGCGAGTTGCACAGTACACTCTAGCGTTACAGCGTTACAGAGGCGGTCATCCGGTACCTCGAGCTGCGTCTTTATACGACGGCGGTGTATACATTTACGCTAACAAATGCACACACGTAGGGTATTTCTCCCTTCTTTTTGCCTTGTTGTTCTTTTCAAATAACCAAATCGCAGGTCTTAGTAGCGATCGTCATCCTTTCGGGTAGTGGTTAAGCACCTTTGCGGCAAGGTTTTCCATCCCTGTGTACACGTAGACCAGGTTTAGAGCGCACGAAATTGGGCCTGCGCTAGCCAATAAACCGCTTTATTTTGCCTGAGATTGTTCTAGTAGACGCTGTCTAAGTATGTTTGATCCGCCGACTCTGACATTTATAATACCATTATAATAGTCATCAGTTTCTAAAACTCTGCGTTCAAACTGCTCTCGAGCTTCTAAATATGATAGTTCTGCCTTGGACTTGCAAAGGTAAATGATTTCTCTTGTGAAATTTTCCGGACCTAATGCTTGGACGTCTGCGTTCAACCTATCAGATGAACCATAGTATTCACGCCAATCGCTTTCTACTACACTTCTTCTTTTGAGTTTTTTGCCTTTGAGTGGGGGTTTAGTACGTTTGAATTGTGCTAATTTCTTGCCTATGTACTTCTGTCCGGTGGTTTTATTCGTGATTATATAAACAAAGCCAATATAGCCTTCTGGTATTTCGTCTATTATTTGATTTTGAAACGTCCATTGCACTCTTTAATTAGTTAAAGCTTCTTGCCTCTCATGCCTTTTCTGGATGCTTGTTGTATCTTTCGTTTGTCTTGTATTTCTACTCTTAATATCGATGCCTGTGTGCGTATTTCTGATAGCCATGATCTAGCCTTGATGCCTGCTTCGTTGGATTTTTTGTGATGAAATCGATCCTGCCATTTAAAGTATTCTTGAAAGGCATGGATCATGCGATCGTGTGCGTCTGAACTCACGCTACGATCTCTATGTCATTGCTGTAACTAGTGAATCCATTTTCTTTAATAACCTTCAGCACGTGATTAACCCGGCTGGTCAAGTCATCTCTATGTGAAATCAAGAACACGTTCTTGTCACGCTCACGAGTCATGCGTTTCAGCACAGCAATACTGGATTCAACACCACTAGCATCCATACCTGAATCCACAAGTTCGTCAATGAACAGCAAGTTGATACTGGTGTATAGGTTTTCCCACACATCGCGGAATGCCCACGACAAGGATAGAATCAGTCTGTTACGTTCACCACGGCTTAGATTGTCAAAATCTAGATCCTGCCCCAGCTGTGTGATAATCACAGTCAAGTCGTTCTGAAACTCCACCGTGTGGGGTAATCCAATCTTGTCCAAGTAGTAGGTCAATCGTTGATTCAAGAACGCAAGATTCTGATCTATTATTCGTTTGCGAACAAAACTATCTTTGTTAGTCAATAACTTGTGTAAGAACTCTTGATGGTCTTTGACACGAACCAACTCGTTGAGACCGTTCCAATCTATTTCCTGTACGGCTGTTTCTTTGAGTTCAACAATCTGATCGTCATAGGGATTTTCTTCCGCAGTCTTGATAGTAATATCACGTTCTAGGCTACCTAATGTATTTTTATGATTTAGAGCCTGTTCTAGATTGTCATAAGTCACTGCAGGACATGTTCCAATTTCTCCTAGCAGCGATATTGCTTCGACGATCACACTAAGTTCTTCAAGATGCTCGTTGATAGCGCCACGGCTTTCTTGAATCTGCGTAGACTTAGCAGACATGATTTCTGTATGCTTGGAATCGTGTAACTCTTGACCGCAAGTATGACACTTGTGCTCTGTTAGACTAGTTAATTCTCGTTCCAACTTTTCTAAAATACGCTGTTCTTTTTCCAACGCCGACGTTTGTTTAGCACTCAACGATGCTAGACTTTCGTGTTCTTTTTTGTTAGCAGTCCAATCTGCTAGTGATCGCTGATTGAGAATTTCTTGATCAATATCAATATCGCTGAGTCTGTCTATGCTTTTAAGCAAGTTGGTCAGACTAGTTTCTTTCTGTTCTTCCCACATGCGTTGTTTGCGTATCAGCGACTCTATGCTTTGTTGTATTCTTTCGTTGCTAGCTTTGACAGTTTCTATTCTTGTGTTTTCTGTCGCAATACTGTCTTTGCTGATCTTGATTGCATCTTTGAGAGCTTCTGCTTTTTCTGACAGTATGGTAATGCCCAACAGTTGTTCAATGATAGCACGTTGCTCTGCTGCCTTCATGCTCAAGAACGGTTCTGTGTAAGTGTTCAAGGCAATGAGATGCTTGAACATTTCGTGTTTCATGCCAAACACTTCTTCAATGGCCTTTTGTGTTTCACGGCTGTCGCCTTGGCTTTCGTCAAGGTCGCTGAGCTCCTGTTCCTGATCGTTGATGCTGAATCTCAACAGATTAGGTTTACGACCTCGCTCGATATGATACTTGACACCATCTTTTTCAAATGTAACTGTACACAACATGCCTTTGCAGTTGATCTTGTTGATGAGATTGTCACGCTTGATATTGGTCAGTGCTTGTCCGTAGATGGCATAGCTGAGACCGTTGATGATAGTGGTTTTGCCTGTGCCGTTACGAGCTCCGCTGTCATCACCGCCAAGGTCTAGGTTCTCGCCTAAGACCAACGTGAGTTGTCCGCGATCGAAATCTATGGCCTGGGTTTGATTGCCCACGCTCATGAAGTTGCGTACTGTGAGATTATTGATTTTAATCATAGTTCGTTATAGATGTTCAACAGTAGTTTTTTGTCATAGGTGTCGCTGTCTATGTTATTGATCTGATTCATCACAATGGTGTCAACAGATTCGAATGTGATGTCTATGGGATTAACAGCACTTTCTACTTCTACCTTTTCTGGAATCAACATGAGCTCACGCAGTTTATACTGTGGCATGAACTGTTCTTTGATGAAGTTTGCTTCTTCAAATGTAATAGGCAAGTCAATGGTTACACGACAATGCATCTTTTCACGCAGCAACTTGTCCGGAGTGTCGATGATCTGACTCAGCTTATAGGTTCTATATATGGGTTGATCAGGCCAAGAATGATATTCGGGCTTGCCACCCCAATCCATGATCATCATGCCACGATCGTCATCACCTGCATCTGCATAATTGTGCGGAAAAGCATTGCCTATATAGACCACATTGCCTTTTTGTTGTCGCTTGTGAAAGTGTCCAGTAAATACCAATTCCTGATGCTGAAAGTGTCCAGTCTGCAACTGGCCGTGATCGGGCATCTGTACCATGGCATTCATGTAAAAATGCGGCAGCTCAAGATGTCCAAATATGTATCTGCTTTTCAGTTGTTTTACCGTGGTCCACTCGTCACCTATCAGCCAAGGCATGATAGTGACATTGCCTTCTGTGTGTAATTCACGTATGGGCACGATGTTGGGAAACAGGCGCATGAACTCAATGGAGTTGATTTCGCGTTTGTCTTTGTAGAACAAGTCGTGATTGCCTAGAATAAAATAGACTCGTTCAAAACTCTGACTGAGTTTTTCCAAGTTACTCACAGTATAATTCATGGTACTTACATCAGTGGTACTACGATTATGATGCCAATCGCCTAGGAATATAGCTGTTTCGCAGCCCTGTGCTTGAGCTGTGTCACAGAACCAAGACACAAAATTTTCACAGTCTTGATTGTGTGTACGACTTCCGGACTTCAATCCAAAGTGTATGTCAGTGAAGCATGCAACTTTCTTAAAAAGGTTCATAGATTAATTATAACAGAAAATAAATGTAAGGTCAAACTCAATCTAAACTATCTGTGATAGTGACTGGCCCAGGAGCGTTCTTACCACCATTGGCGCTGTTTTGTCGTGTCCAACTAGGATTCATGCCGTTCATTTCAAGAATGTCGTCTCGAATGTTTTGATTGCGTTTTTCAAGATTGATAATTCTAACGAATGAATTGGTCACAGCAGCAGTATAATAGGCAAACGGATTGTCACTTTTTGATTCGTCGAATTGTAGTCCAATCTGGGTAAGCTGAAGTATGGCCTGCCCTTTCATTTCATCATTGTAGGTATAACCACGGACGTTGCCTCTAGTGGCATATCTCTCACAGAGCTTGATAAACATGCGAGCTAGATCGTTGGTCATTTGTCCGTGATCCTTGGAGAACTCTCCTTGATCTAAATTGCCCTTCCAATGACTTTTTCCCACACACAACAAGTTGTTGTTGTCGTCATATTTCCAATGTTGAAACGGTGGAAAGTTTACCTTGTCATGGCTGTCAGCTGTGTTCTTTAGAGTTTTCTTGCGTCCCGGTGCCAGCGGTATATGTGTAAAGGTCATCACACGAAACACTAGATCCTGCTTCTGCACTTTGCGATAGTCTACTTCAAATTCTTTGGCTGGCATTTTTTTACCGGCTGCGTATACGGCTGCTTCGTGTGCGGCCTTGGCCATTTTAGATGCTCTGTTTCGTTTGGCTTCTGCGATAGTGCGTATGTTCAGCTTGTCTAAGGTAGTAACGATTAGATCGTATTCTTCGTATGCTGGGTCTGTGAAACTACAGTAGGTATTTTTGCTTAGGTGTATTTCTCTTAATAGATCTTTGTTGGTTAGATACTTAATTTTAGGCACAATCATTAGTTAGAATTCTCCGTTATATGTTATATAATAGCACATTTTTATCATAATAAATAGTCTATATGATAAGGAAATCTGCTCAAAATGGCTCTTCAGACATACCCCCAATCTCCTAAACAGCGTGTCGAACAAAGTCAAAAGAAAAATTATACCTTTCGCACCGATGACGAAATCGCATCAACGGATCGATTTGGCCGCCCAGTTAACAATGTTGCTAGCACACCAGAGCAACAGGCTGAAGGACTAAGATTAGCAAGAGAATTTGGTCTTCTAGGAGACAATTCACCGTCTTCGGGTCCAGGCAGTAACCCGCTGTCACCTTTTTCACAGTTGGTAGCGGGCATTTCAGAAAAAGTTAGCCAAGCTACCAATGAAGGACAAGCAGCACTGCAAGATGCTTCATCTCTTATAGAAAAAACAAAACTGGATGAAAAAGTGTCTGACTTGGTAGCCGGTGCAAAATCAGGCCTGAGCCAACTGGCCGGCGATGCAAAAAACTTTGGTAACAGCGCCATGGGCGGTAACATCACGGTGAACAGTGCGGTTAGTGGGGTTGTGGACAAATTAAAATCAGTGGCAGGTTCAACTAGTAATCTAGGAGCAGATATCTCAGGGGTAATTAACAAACTCACTGGCGGTAACCTCGCAGGCGGGTTGCTGAAAGCAGCCAGTAGTATCAGTGGTGCAGCAGGCATGCTCAACAATATACTTAGTCTCAAACGCGGTATCAACATTCCAAAGGGAGCGCAGGTTTTCATGCCACAAGGGCAGGCCATACAGTTGAGCGCCGGAGCCAAAGATGACTGGCGTGTGCGTATAACCTGCCAATGGGATATCTTTAACAGTCCGTTGTTTGCAGTTCTACAACAGACCGGGGGTGTGGTTTGGCCATACATGCCTAACATCACAGTCAGCACCAAAGCAGAATACAGTACTATACCTATCACTCATGCCAACTACTCGCAGTACAGTTACAAAAACAGCGTGGTGGATGACATTTCAATCAGTGGAGAGTTCAGTTGCGAAACCAAAGCAGATGCTGCGTACTGGATTGCCGCCACAACATTTTTTAAGACAGCTACAAAGATGTTTTTCGGCCAGGGCGACAAAGCTGGTAATCCGCCTATAATCTGCAATCTCACAGGATACGGCAGTCATGTGTTTGACAAAGTACCTGTGATTGTAAAATCGTTCTCGGTAGATTTCAAAGACGATGTTAATTACATACAGTGCGATCCGTTCAACGATCAGAAATACACTTGGGTACCTATCCTAAGCACTATCACTGTGGTAGTTGCACCTGTGTACAGTAGACAAGGACTGAGAAAATTCAGCCTACAAGACTACGCCAAAGGCAAAATGTCCGGCGATAAAGAGGTGGGATACATCTAATGGCCAACTACGCAAAAACCAGTCCTTGGGCAGATACCGATCAAAACAATTTCTATCTAGATCTACTAGAGATTAGACCAGTGCCGTCTGAATCAGATGACTTTAGATACGTGATAGAAAATCAATATAGGCACAGACCAGATCTGTTGGCCTATGATGTGTATGGCAGTGCAAAATTATGGTGGGTGTTTGTTCAACGCAACATGAGTGTGATAAAAGATCCCATCTATGACTTTGAACCAGGCACCGTTATCTATCTTCCTAAAAAAAGCAATCTAGAAAAGTTCCTAGGAGTCTAAATGGTAGCGAGATTTATTCCTGCAGGTAAAGAATTATTTTTTAAACCAGACGGCAGTGTAGTTATTCCAGAGTTTATAAACTCTACTATTCCTGAGGGTGTAGCAAAAAAAATAACCGATCTAGATCCTACTAGACCATCAAATCCATTGAGAGGCGGAGCTTCTACACAACAAGAAAAAACAAATACCACAGCTGCCACCGCCAGGAAAAATCTTCCGTCTGTGGTGCGAAACCCCATGGAAGTATTTGCCAGCTCTACTGTGTTGTGGACGTTTGCATGTCTTAGTCCCGCACAATACAACAATCCGCCATCATATCGAAATTCTCCAGGTGACTTGAAAAATATTGTTTTTTCATCTGCAGGCAGATTTGACGGAAACAGAGCCACAACATTTTACGGAAGTCCTGAGTTTTACATTAATAATTTTACAATGATTAATGTGATAGGAGCCAACGAATCAACTGGTAACAGCAACGCTGTGAAATTTTCGTTTGACATCATCGAACCTCATTCCATGGGCCTGTTATTACAGAGCATGCAGTCGGCTGCGATCAAAGCAGGATATCTCAGTTACTTAGACAATGCTCCTTTTGTGTTGCGTATGGATATACAAGGATTCAATGAACTAGGACAAAATCTATCTACGATCAAACCCAAGTTTTTTGTGTGCTCGTTGACGTCGACTAAATTCACAGTAAGTGAAAGTGGTAGTGTCTACAAAGTCGAAGCTATTCCCTACAATCATCAAGGGCTTTCAAGTCTCATCAACACCACCTACAGCGATGTAAAACTTTTTGCCAGCGGCCAAGGCACAGTGTTTGATCTGTTGTCCAGCGGCGAAGGCAGTCTCATGTCTTATTTGAACAAGAATGAGGACAAATTACTAGCTGAAAAACTCATCGAACAAAAAGATGAATACGTGATTCAATTCCCTATTCTAAGCAGTGATTGGGTTTCATCAGCAGGGAACACGGAAACAATTAAAAAAGCCACACTTGACCCTAGAAAAGACAGTGGTGATACCAATAAAGCAGTGTCATCGGCCGTGCCAAAAACTGATCCTCAACGATTGGATAAGAATTCAATCGCATCTGCCAGTTTGGGACTCGATCAAAGCTCAGGAGGCAGACCCTTGTTTAAACGTGCCGGTGATCAATACGACGAAAAGACAGGTGTGCTGAAAAGAGATGGCATGACCATAGATCCTAAAACTCGTGCTTTTCAGTTCGGACAGAGTCAATCTTTGACTGCGATTATAAACCAAGTAATTCTAAGTTCTAAATATGCCACGGATGCGCTTGACCCTAATAATCTTGTGAATGGGTTTATCAAATGGTTTAAACTGGATGTGCAAATAGAACTTTTAAAATTAGATGTCAGCACAGGAGATTATGCTAAAAAAATTACTTATCGAGTAGTGCCCTATCTTGTACATCAAAGCATATTCACAAACGCCACATCAGCACCAGTGGGCTATACCGAGTTGACCAAAGACATAGTGAAAGAATATCAATACATCTACACAGGGCAGAATGTTGACATTCTCAGTTTTAACATCGAGATCAATAATTTATTTTATTCTGGTATCGCACCTAAGCCAGCAGACAAGGGTGCTAATACTGCTAATCAAAATCAAAAACCCAGTGAGAAATTAAATCCATCAGCTAAAACCGGCAAAGGATCAGCTCCTGAAGTACAGTCAGCGCAGACTGGCCGCAGTAGAAAAAAACGCGATCCTGAATTATTAAAAGGATACAAGGGTGGTGCAGAAAACAAAAGCGTGGAGCAAAATGTAGCTGAAAATTTTCAACAGGCCTTCATCACCGGTAGCAGTGCAGACATGGTGGTTGTGAATATGGAAATACTCGGAGATCCTTATTGGTTAGTTGACTCTGGGATAGGTAATCATTTTTCGGCAGCCGCCGCACCCACATCACAGATATTAGATGATGGCACGATGAATTATGAAGCTGGCAATGTTTTTATCTATATCACATTCAGAACACCAGCAGATGTCAACACACTTACTGGCCTATATGATTTTTCAATAGCTGGCAAGGAAAGTCCGTTTGGTGGTATATATAGGGTAAACAAGTGTGAAAACACATTCAGCGATGGTAATTGGAAACAAAAATTGACATGCCTTAGAATGCCAGGCCCACAAGGTCCTGAAGTCAACAAAACTGTTACTGGAGATCCACCATCTAAGATAGAAAAAGCTACTACACCGGCAGTTGAAATAGGACCAACACAACCACCTAGTACATCACCTATCGAAAAAAGTAGTCCTAACATTGCTAGTAATGTTAACACAGGGAACAACAGTGCGGCCGCTAACAACGGTACAACAGTAACAACATCTAATCAATCACGGAGAGTGGTAGGATTTAGATATTACAGAGATCTAGGACAAAATTAATGGCAGAATTATCAAGACCGTCAGTTGGCGATTCAGACAGAAGTGGCGGACTCACCACTGGCATTTATATCGCCACGGTGATCAGCCATCTTGATCCATCATTTATGGGATCGATAGAAGTTAATCTTTTAAAAGATCAAGCCAACACCGCAGGTGATGACAGTCAAACTTTTATTGTAAAATATGCTTCTCCATTTTTTGGTTACACCCCATTTGAGTTTATGGGCAAAAATGACGGAACTAAATCTACCATCGACGGATTTAGTGACACACAAAAATCATACGGCATGTGGTTTGTGCCACCGGATGTCGGTGTCAACGTATTAGTATTGTTTGTTGACGGCAACCCAGCAGCAGGCTATTGGTTTGCTTGCGTCCCCGGAGTAAACATTAATCACATGGTACCGGCCATAGCTGGTAGCACAGTAAACAGTCTTGATGCCGAAGATAAAAAAAGGTACGGCAATACTGCACTGCCTTTGCCTGTGGCCGAAGTCAACAAACGTATCAACGGTGATAAAAAAGAAATAGATCCAGAAAAATATCCCAGAGTGGTGCATCCTATAGCAGATAGATTTCTCGAACAAGGCCTTCTAGAAGACGATGTTAGGGGTTTTTCAACCTCGTCACCAAGACGGGAAGCCCCCAGCATGGTGTTTGGTATCAGCACTCCAGGACCGCTTGATCGTAGAAACAGCGCAAAAAAACAACAGATAGGCAAGTCAGACAGTGTGGCCACGGTGCCTGTGAGTAGACTAGGTGGCACACAGTTGGTCATGGACGACGGCAATGATAGATATCATCGAGCGACATCAGCGGCTGAAGGCCCAGTAAAATACATCGATCTATTAGATGCTGCCAATCAACGAAAAGGTGATACAGGATCAGCTACAATTCCAGCCAGTGAATACTTTAGAGTAAGAACTAGAACTGGACATCAGATATTGATGCACAATTCGGAAGATTTGATCTATATAGCCAATGCTCGAGGCACAGCATGGATAGAATTGACCAGCAATGGAAAAATAGATATCTATGCTGAAGACAGTATCAGTGTGCATACTCAACAGGATCTCAACATACGTGCTGCTCGAGATATAAACTTAGAAGCAGGAAGAAACATTAACATGCGGACTGAGTCAGGTAAGTGGCATGTAGAAATAGCCACTGACATGGAGTTCTTAGTCAATGCAGATTCCAAGCTCACAGTGGGTGCCAATTTAGACATACTAGTAGGAGCCAAGACTAAAATATCCACTAACAATGATTTAGATATAGCGTCTGGAGCAGAAACCAAGATCAGCTCTACTTCAGACATAAATCTTGGCAGCGGGTCTGAGCTCAAACTCAACGGTACTAAAATCAATTTCAATGGTCCAAACAATGCAGAAACTGCCGCGGCAGCTGATTTTGTGAGACCATACGATCTCAGAGACAATCCAGCTACTAGCACAGCAGCAGGATGGGACAAGCGTTATCAAGCAGGCATTGTGAAAAGCTTCATGAAACGTATACCCATGCACGAACCTTGGGTCCTGCATGAACATCGAGCACCAGAGTTACTCACCCCAGATAAAACAGATAGGGATATTTAATCATGGCCACAAGACTATACAATCAACAATCAGCAGCACAACGTTCTGCTATAGTGACGCAGAATCAAGGGCAATTCACATACAAAGGATTTAGTTCTAGCGAAGCCAATAAGAACTTCAAACTATACGATATCAATCTTGTCAAGCAGGATTTGATCAATCATTTTTATATCCGCAAAGGTGAAAAATTAGAAAATCCAGAATTTGGCACAGTGATCTGGGACATGCTGTTTGAACCTTTTACCCCAGATGTCAAAGAAATTATAGCTAAGGATGTAGAAGCTATCATTAACTATGATCCTAGATTTGCAGTCACCGAAATCAACATAGACAGCACAGATCAAGGCATGCGAATTCAGGCAGATTTGGTGTATATTCCTTTTAATATCAATGAACGTATGACTTTGAACTTTGACAAAAACAATAGTGTAATTAACTAAGCAGTTTATTTTTAAGGGTAAATATTGGTATGACCACAACCAGCAGACAAAACAATCTCATACTAAATCAAGATTGGACTAGGATCTATCAGACGTTTAAAAACGCTGATTTCCGCAGCTACGACTTTGAAAATCTGCGTAGAGTTATCATCACCTATCTACGTGAAAACTACCCAGAAGATTTTAATGATTATATAGAAAGTTCAGAATACATGGCACTGATAGATGCTGTGGCGTTCTTGGGACAAAGCCTGGCATTCCGTATAGACCTTGCCAGCCGTGAAAATTTTATTGAACTAGCAGAGACCAAAGAAAGTGTGCTGCGTATTGCTCGCATGCTTAGTTATAATGCCAAACGCACGGTTGCAGCCAGCGGACTGTTAAAGTTTGCAACAATAACCACTACTGATACTATCACAGATAGTAACGGAAAAAATCTTGCGCAACAACTGATAACTTGGAACGACCCCACAAACGCCAACTGGTTAGAACAGTTTCTGACTGTGTTAAATTCTGCCATGGCAGATAACACAGAATTTGGTCGCAGCCAAGGCTCTGCTACTATTCAAGGAATTCCTACAGAACAGTATAGATTCCGTACAGTTAGCACAGATGTACCGTTGTTTTCGTTCTCTAAGACTGTGGCCAGCAGAGGCATGATCTTTGAGATAGTTAGCACAGCTTTTAAAAACAGCGAAAATATCTACGAAGAGCCGCCAGTTCCTGGTAATCAATTGGGATTCATCTATAGAAATGATGGGTCTGGCCCAGGCAGTGCTAACACAGGATTCTTCGTTCAGTTCAAACAAGGCACATTGGAGTTAGCAGACTTCACAGTGGATGTACCTACTACCAATGAAAAAATTGCTGTTGATGCAGGTAACATCAATAATGATGATGTGTGGTTGTTTTCCTTGAACTCACAAGGCGCACAACTCGAGGAGTGGACTAAGGTATCGTCTTTGGTAGGTAACAACATTGCCTACAATAGTCTCACGCAGGACATACGCAACATCTATGCTATTAATACCAAAGAAGATGATAACATAGATCTCGTGTTCGCAGACGGAGTCTACGGAAATTTACCACAGGGATCTTTTAGAGTATTTTACAGAACTAGCAATGGACTGTCGTATACAATATACCCCAACGAATTAAGAGGTATCAATATTTCTGTTTTGTATAGAAACAAAAATAATGTTGAACACACTCTGACCATCGGACTGGCTTTGCAGAGTACTGTGGCTAATTCTGCAGCTTCTGAAGATATAGACAACATTCGTGCTAATGCCCCAGCGGTGTACTATACTCAAAATAGAATGATCACCGCAGAAGATTATAACCTTGCACCATTGTTGGGTTCACAAAACATTGTAAAAATTAAAGCAGTGAATAGAACATCTAGCGGTATAAGCAGAAATTTTGATGTTATAGACGCCACTGGAAAATACAGCAGCATCAATGTATTCGGAGATGACGGATATCTTTACAAACAAGAAGATGAATCTGTGCTGTCATTTAAATTTACTAGCAGAATAGATATTATCAATTTTATCAGACGCAGTGTAGAACCGGTGTTTACAGAAGATGAAGTTTATAATTTTTATTTTACAAAGTTTGATAAAATATTATTCACAGATGTCAACACAGTATGGCAGTCTGTGACCACAGCTACCAGCACAGGATATTTTAAAAATGTGGTAGATAACGCCCAACTCAAAGTTGGCAGCTACTCTACCAGCAACTTGAAATATGTATTAGTTAACGCAGCAGTGAAATTTATTCCACCTACCGGATTTAAATTTAAAAAAGGAAAATTAGTTGCGACTAACGCCAACGATTCTGAACAGACAGATTACATATGGACAAAAATGGTCAAGGTCACCGGAGACGGAACATATGTCAAAGGGCTAGGGCCAATCACACTCAGCGATCTAGTGCCCACCGGCGCTGTGGCTCAACGCATAGTGCCAAGATTTGTCAGCGATCTGCCAGTCGCACTTGAGACTGAAATTGTTAATCAAGTGTTTGATAATCAAACTTTTGGATTGAGATACGAGATTACCGAATCTCAATGGAAGTTGATCACTGCCAGCAATTTAAATCTAACCAATGATTTTACTTTAGGCAAAGCTGGAGATACCACCAATACTAATATAGATAGTTCGTGGGTGGTAGTCTTAATCAAACAACCCGACAGTTACATAGTAAGGATTAGAAAGCAGTCATATATCTTTGGTAGCGTACAACAGAATAGATTTTATTTTGATAGCAATGAAAAACAGTATAATGATCAAGTAGGGGCAGTGGTCAAAGACCAGATCTCAGTGTTGGGAATCAACACCGGCAAGGATTTTATCACAGAGCTTAAACAGGATGTTCCGTTTGAAATCAGTGACACAATAAAGTTTGATGACGGCTACGAAAGCACCAACGAAATTAAATTAAGTTTTAGAGATGCTGACGACGACGGAGTTGTTGACAATCCTGAATCATTTGAAAATATTGTAGGCCTAGATCAAGATTTAAATTTCTTATTTTTTCTAGCTTCAAATGATGTCTACGGAACAGCAATTAAAACACTCATAGACAACTCGAATGATTTAATCTTAGTTAGACAAAAAGAAGCTGGAATAACTTTCAATGATACTGTGACATACCCTGATCAACAGTTGATATATTTCTATGACTCTGCTGAAAATATTATCAAACGAGTAAATCGAACTACCAACACCTTGGACATAGCCAACGAATATACAGCAGTTGTTGGCAGAAGAAATCTCAAATTTCAATATACTCATAACGCCAGCGTGGATAGACGGATCGATCCTTCTACCAGCAACATCATTGACATATACTTGCTAATTAGAAGCTATGATGAAAGTTACAGAATATATCTCGCAGGTGGCACTGATATCGAACCAGTGGCACCTACCAGCGACGCATTGAGAACAACATTTGGCACAGCATTGTCGTCAATCAAGTCTATCAGCGATGATATTATATATCATCCTGTGAAATACAAAGTGCTGTTTGGATCTAAAGCAGATCCTAAACTACAGGCAGTGTTTAAGATTGTTAAGAATCAAAATCGTTCGATCAATGACAACGATCTTAAAGTCAGAGTAATCACTGCTATCAATACTTTCTTTGATATTAATAATTGGGACTTCGGCGATCGATTTTACATGGGCGAACTAACTACATATATTTTAAACACAGTGTCTCCGGATCTTGCTAACATTGTGATAGTACCGAAACAATCTAATCAATCATTTGGTAGTCTTTTTGAAATACAAAGTAGATCAGATGAAATACTGATCAGCGCAGCCACAGTAGATGATATAGAAATCGTCTCTGCTATTACCGCATCCGAAATAGGTGCTAGTACCAACTCTATAGTATCAACAACTTATTAATATGGCCGATAAATTTCCTAACAGTCAACTACCTATACGCAGATCAGTAGAACTGCTACCAGTAATTTTCCAAACTCCTGCCAATGATAAATTTTTATCTGCGGTAGTTGATCCCTTAATACAGCCGGGTGTGCTAGACAAAGTTGTGGGGTACATCGGTCGTAGATATGACAAAACCTATAACGGTAAAGATGTATATGTTGATACAGATGGCACCTTGCGTAGCAGCTATCAACTTGAGTCTGGAGTGATATTTAAAAATCACGATAAAATAGAAAATTTCTACGACTATATTGATGTTAAAAATCAATTGAAATTTTTTGGAAACGCCATTGAAAGAGACGACAAAGTAACCAGTCAAACACACTACACTTGGGATCCCCCCATCGACTGGGACAAGTTTATCAATTATCGAGAATATTACTGGGAGCCACTGGGTCCACGCAGTATTAATATAACAGGGCAGAGTGCAGCCATCAACAGCACCTATAAGGTGGTATTAGGTACGACTAAGAATTCATTTGTATTCACCCCTGATGCATACACTAATAATCCCACGCTGACTCTTTATCGAGGACAGACCTACAAGTTCAAAGTCAATGCTCCTGCCGAAGGCTTTGCAATACGCACTAATTTTGACACGGGTAGTTTATTGTTTCAACCTAGCAGAAGCTATGCACAGGGTAGTCTTGTGGTTTATGATTCAAAACTATGGCGAGCTATTAGAGATATAACTAGTTTTGATACTAGCTCAATTACTATAGACAGTGAGGATTGGCAATATATAGAACCCGCCGGTGCAGGCTCTGCATTGGACTACGACAACGGAATCACCAACAACGGCGTTGAAAATGGTACCTTGACATTTGTGGTACCATACGATGCTCCTGACACATTGTATTATCAAAGTAAAATAACTCCGGATGCATTTGGCAGATTTATTATTGCAGACATAGAGGAAAATACATTTGTTAATGTAGACATAGAGATCATCGGCAAAACCACATATACCAGCGGCAACGGTATAGAATTCAGCAACGGTATGGTTGTTGAATTCTCAGGTAACATATTACCTACTATCTATGCAACAGATACATGGTTAGTAGAAGGAGTAGGCGCAGCTATAACCTTGACTAGATTTAGTGATCTTGTGGTGCCAGTACTTAGCACAGAAGTTCCTGAGGTGTTGTTTGATAACGAAGGCTTTGATACGCAGCCTTTTGACGATGCCACGGAGTATGCTGCATTTAAAGACTATGTTACTATTGCTAGAGATAGTGTTGATAACAATCCCTGGAGTAGATACAATCGTTGGTTCCACAGATCTGTCTTAGAAAAAGCATATCAATTAAGAGGTCAGGATTTTCCAGCCAACGAAGCTGCTAGAGCCAAACGACCAATTATAGAATTTCGTGCAGGCCTACAATTATTCAATCACGGGTCTACAGCCAAACAGACTGTGGATTACATAGACACTGCAACCACTGATGTGTTTTCTATTATCGAAGGCGCCAAGGGATATAACATAGACGGTGAATTTATATTCGAAGGTGCAAGAATACTAGTAGTAGCAGACACCGACAACCTAGTCAATAATAAAATTTACACAGTGGAATTTATCACCCATAACGGCGTTGTTCAAATACACCTTAATGAAAGTGATGATACTGAATCGATACTAGGGCAATGTGTTACTGTAAGACGCGGCGCAGTAAACAAAGGGCTAATGTTCCATTACAACGGAACTAATTGGGTATCTAGCCAACCCAAGACTACAGTTAATCAAGCTCCTATGTTTGATGTCTATGATTCCAATGAAATCAGTTTCGGTGACAACACCACATATGCAGATACAGAATTCACTGGGTCGAGTATATTAAGCTATAAGCCAGGTACTGCTAGAATCGATAAAGAACTAGGATTCAAGATCAGTTATCTCAACATAGATAATATCGGAGACATAGAATTTAATTGGAATTGGGACACTGAAATATTTCGCTATACCATTGACCGATCTCCTGTGCAGAAAAAAATATCTACAGGTTTTTATAGATTTGGATCTAATAGATATGCCAATGGATGGCAACAACTAGATTCTAAATATCTACAACCTATAATAGATAATCAAATAGTAGAAACAGCCACGAACACTTTGGTGTTTTTCACAGTACAATGGGAAAGCCTAACTGTTGACCCCGAAATAAATTTCTATGTTAACGGCGTAAAATATACCGGTACATGGACTAGAAATCGTGGCACCTTTGTGTTTAATAAAACATTTGCAGTGAAAGATGTTGTAGTAATAAAACTTATCACAGATATTGAACCTGACCAAGGTTTCTATGAAATACCAGTCGGCCTAGAAAAAAATCCTTTTAACACACCTATTGCCTCGTTTACTCTTGGTCAGGCTGTTGATCATATTGCCAGCGCAGTAGAATGGGACACAGAATTTACAGGAACATTGCCAGGAGTTAGTAATCTAAGAGATCTTGAAGATTACAGACTGTTTGCCAAAAGATTTTTAAAACATAGTGGTAACACACCATTGGCTGTGATGACCTTGTGTGACAAATCTCATAATATTATAAAATCTATTCAATATGCTAAAAAAGAATATACAGATTTTAAAAACAATTTCCTACAACGGGCAGTTGAAATTGACTTTAATGATGACGTAGTTAATTTTGTTGATGATATCATTAATAGTCTTACCGCAGTAAAAACATCAAAAAATGCATTTGCTGATTCAGACATGATAGGAGCCGGTGCTTATACTGCATTAGCAACAATAGTTGAAGATCCGGGAATCACAGTGTTTTCTCTAACACAACCATTTGATTTAAAAACACCTAGTACTCAGGCTGTTTATGTTTATAAAAACGGTGTGCAATTGATAAACGCTCAAGACTATGAATTTGATTCTACATTTAGTTTTGTGAAAATCTTAAAGTCAATATCGGTAGGCGATGCTATTGAGATAAGAGAATATCTCAGCACAGCAACCAATCATATTCCTCCAACCCCTACAACCATGGGATTGTACAAAAAATATACTCCGATGAAATTTCTTGATGACACCTATCAAGAACCTAGATATGTGATACAAGGACACGATGGTAGTATCACATCAGCCTATAATGATTTTAGAGATGATCTGTTGATGGAACTTGAATTACGCATCTATAATAATATCAAGCAGGAATACGATCCTGCAGTTTTTGACATAGATCAAATATTGGCCGGATACTACGGTGTAGGCGAATATTCTAAGCCTCAGTTAGATGGTATTGTAGTGCAGGATTTTCTCAAGTGGATTCAAAATACCAACATCAACTATACCTTGAATGAATACTTTGACAGTGAGAATTCATTCACTTACACCTATTCAAATATGTCAGACCCTACCAAGACCAAAAACATCCCTGGCTGGTGGCGCGGGGTATATCAACATTTCTATGACACCGATCGCCCGCATCGCTGTCCTTGGGAGATGTTGGGATTTAGCCAGCAACCATCTTGGTGGCAAGAAGAATACGGTGCTGCACCTTATACCAGCAATAACTTAATTCTTTGGGAAGACCTCGAAGCCGGTGTTATTCGACAAGGTGTTCGAGCTGGAAGACACGATAGATACAAACGTCCGGGGCTTATTCGACATGTACCGGTAGATGGAGACGGCAAACTGTTAAGCCCGTTAGACTCTAATCTAGCACAGGATTTTTCGTTGATCAACAATCGTGGTCCTTTTGTACTAGGGGACGTGAGTCCGGCGGAGTACGCCTGGAGATCTAGTTCTGAATGGCCTTTCGCAATAGTCACCGCTATGTGCTTGATGAAACCATTCGAATATATACCTGACAATTTTGATAGATCAAGAATCATAAAAAACAAGTTAGATCAATATGTAAATTTCACCACAAATTTATTTGTGACCATTGCAGACATTGCACCTTACGTGACAAATTCTACAGCGTTAGGATTGGTAAAGTATCTAACCAGCTATACAAAATCTCAAGGATTGTCTTCGGACGGTCTACAGACTAAAATAGAAAAATTAGATGTAGCTCTTAGTTTTAGGATGAGTGGGTTCGTTGATCAACAACAGCAGAAATATCTATTAGATTCTAAAAATCCCTCAGCTACTACATCTGGAATTTTTATCCCTGCAGAAAATTACGACATTATATTCAATGTCAGCAGCCCGGTAACCACAGTAAGCTACAGTGGTGTGAGACTGGAAAAGACTGCAGGCGGATGGATAGTAGCAGGCTACGATGACATTCATCCTTACTTCAATTATCATTTAGCTCAGGCCAGCAGCAAAGATCCCGTAATCTCCGTAGGTGGTGTTAGTGAATCATTCACAGACTGGATAGAAGACAAAAACTACAACAACGGCACACTAGTAAGATATCAAAGTAATTTTTATCGAGCAGTAAAAACACATCGAAGCGGCGGAGATTTTGATCGTAGTCAATGGAAAAAACTGGGTGATGTGCCGAAAGTAGGCGCAATAGAAGCTCAACGTAGACGTGTGTTTAACACATTGTCGGTGAGACAGATTAGCTATGGAACACTGTTGACCTCTATACAGGAAGTAGTGGATCTGTTATTGGGGTATGAAAGTTATTTGAAAACACAGGGCATCATCTTTGATAATTATGACCCTCAAAATGCCACCAGCCAAGATTGGCTCAGTGCTGCCAAAGAGTTCATGTTCTGGACCAAACACAATTGGGAACCAGGAGCTATTATTGCCCTAAGCCCATCTGCACAAAAATTAGAGATTTCAGTGCCGATAGGAACACCAGACAATTTATTAGACGGATTCTATGACTACCAGATCCTCAAGGGAGACGGAACGCCGTTGGCTCCGAGATTTATAAATGTTAACAGAAGTTTTCAAAATCTCAAGATAGAAACCACAAACACTACCGACGGTATCTACTATGCAAGACTGCATTATGTAATAAAAGAACACGTCACTGTATTTGATGATCGCACAGTATTCAATGATATTATCTATGACAAGCCTACTGGATATCGTCAGGGCCGTATTAAAATGCAGGCCTTCCGTACAGTGGACTGGGACGGCGACTACACCAGTCCCGGATTTATATTTGATAATGTGGATATACAGATCTGGAAACCTTTCAACGATTATAGACTAGGAGATATCGTATCTTACAAATCGTATGATTGGACTAGCCTTGTAAATCAACTAGGCACAGAAGAATTCAATGATGCCAACTGGACAAAACTAGATTCAAAACCAGTCAAACAGCTAGTGTCAAATTTTGATTATAAGATAAAAGAATTCAGCGATTATTTTGAAACTTCCTCTCAGGGACTAGATCAAAGTCAACGAGAATTAGCTAGACACGCCATTGGTTATCAACAACGAGACTATCTACAAAATCTTGCAGATGATTCTGTGAGCCAATATCAATTGTACCAAGGATTTATTAGAGAGAAAGGCACTGCCAACAGCATAAACAAAATTTTTAACAAGCTCAGCAGATCGGGTTCAGACAGTGTTATACTCAATGAAGAATGGGCCTTTAGACTAGGTCAGGTTGGCGGTGTTGATCAATTTTCAGAAATTGAAATTCAACTAGAAAAGAATAGATTTAAATTGAATCCACAGCCGCATTTGGTTACCAGCAGCGAATCGCATAATGCATTGGATCAATATTACAGGTTTACTGCCAGTGATTTTACAATTTCTGCAATTCCTTACACTACGGATATTTTACCTACTACAGTAGATCTAGAACCAGAATTAACTGCTGGCTACGTTAGTTCGGGGCAGTATCAACATGTGATCGGCACAATAGATCAATTAACCACATTGGATATAACCACAGTTGACGAAAATGATCACATCTGGGTAACATTCGATCAAGACTCATGGCAGATACTTCGAGTTAACGAATCTCCACTGCTATATGTCACCGAAGCACTGCGTATAGACGACACGGTTGTTACTCTGACACTGAATAGACCGCATTCGATAGTAGTTGATAGTTATGTAGGGTTCCGTGAGATTGTCAACCTTAGTGGATTTTTTAAAGTCAGCGCAGTAACTAATACCACTATAACAGTTGTGGTCAACGCAGACATCAGTGATCCCGAGCTAGATTCCAGCACAACAGTTAATATTCAATTATTGACTACTGCAAGATTTGCCGACTATGCAGCTGTCGATCAACAGCCAGTAGCATTGTTGAAAAACAAATCATTGGTATTTGTAGACAACAACGGCAGCGATCAATGGGAAGTAGTACAGAAAAATAAATTATATACTGCGAAACCTATAGTAGATTTTGGTACCTCAGCACCACTGCTCACTGGTGCTAAGGTTATTTACGACAATGTCAACAAACACGTGATCAGCAGCATGCCTGGCGCAGGATTTGTAAATGTGTATGTGGAAACAGATACAGGACTTTCGTTAAAACAGATCATAGCACCACCTATTGGATTCTATGACATTGCTCTAGGATCGTTCGGCGAAAAAATGGCAGTAAGTCCAGACGGCAAATATCTAGTAATCGGTGCGCCTACCGCCAGCGGCGTAGTGAACAGATACATGGGCGAGTGGCAAACCGAAGTGGCCTATGAACAAAATGATATCGTGCTGTATGGTGGTAGACTTTATAGAGCATTAAATGCCAATGGAAATTTTGTTGGTCTAGGTGATGGTAGTACACAGGTAGCTATAAATTCAGATGATTGGGTACAACATACCACAGTTATCCCTGCTGAAACATCAGCACGTAATCCCGGCTATTATCAACAAGGTATGGTTGCTGTATATGAATTTATCAGCGGCAGATATATCAACACCACAGCGTTTGTGAGTCCTCGACCCACAGACAACGAAAAATTTGGATCAGAAATCACGGTTGGAGTAAACGGAACCGAATATTATCTAGCAGTATCTGCCATAGGCTCTTACAACAACACAGGCAGAGTATATCTTATCAAGTACACCGGAGCTGAATGGACACACATGGAAAACCCTTTGTACAAGGGTATCTACAATCTGTTTGATTCATACAAGCAAGGTGAAATAGTATGGCAAGCTGCTCAAGATCCTGTGGGCGAAGCTGTTCGTGGCAACCTCTGGCAGAGTCTAGATGGTTCAACATCAGACGGCAGCACTATAACTCTAGATTCTCAGAATTGGCTAAAAGTCAGTGAGATTTCTACACACTGTTCGTTGCCCACAAATATCTCTGTAGAAGATGATGGTTCTACCTTAGAATTTACTACCACAGGACTGTTAACAGACACACAAAAAGCAGAATTAGTCAAGCAGGGAGATCAATTTGGTTTTTCTATGACTATGAGCAGTGATGGCAGCATATTGGTCATAGGAGCACCCGACAGTGACGGTGCCTACTTTGCTAATTATAGAGGACTGTGGCGTGCCGATGTAGAATATGTTGAAGGCGAAACAGTTAGATATCGAGGATCACCTAGCGAGTCATATCAGTACTATCAGTTAGGTGATTTATTCTTAGGCCCAGATAGTACATATCGAAGCTACAACGAGGATCCCTCAGACAGTGCAAGTTGGCAACAAGTTGGAGATAGTACCTCCACTTCCAGCGGTAAGATTTTTGTTTACAAGAAAACTCAATATGATTCTTATGAACTAACCCAGATGATCAACGCCGGCTCGTTGTCATCGTTTACCGATATTGATTCTGGGTTAGTTATTAGCACAGGAGATCAATTTGGTTTTAGTATGGACATGGATTCCAACGGAACAACCTTAGCTGTTTCTTGCCCTAGATCAGATGTAAACTATCAAGATCAAGGTGCTGTATTTGTGTTGGAACTAGATCAACCAGTTACTGAATATCGTGTGAAACAACGTTTACAGAGCTATGAAATATATGCCAACGAATATTTTGGCTTTGCTGTATCAGTGAGTCCTGATAGTGCGAAAATAGCTGTAGGTGCTAGAAATACCAAAACGCCATTTCCTATCAACTTTGATCTACTAGAAGGTACTACATTCGACAATAGCAGAACACGCTTTTATGTAGAACAAGGATTTACTGGTGGAGTCTATGTGTTTGATAAAAAGGATCAAATATTTTTCCTCACAGAAAAACTTGACAGCGATTTACAAACAGATGAATCATTTGGTCACAGTGTAGATTGCGTGGGCACAAAGTTGCTGGTCGGGTCTCCTTACTATAGAAATTCAGTGACTAATACCTATCAAGGAATTTCTCGACTGTTTACTTCCAACACCACCGGCGCAAGTTGGACCACGTTGACCAACCAACAGCCATTGGTTGATCTAAGAAAAATAAAGAAAATTGAACTCTATGACAATGTCAAAAATGTAAAAATACAAGATGTAGATTACATTGATGCTGCTAGAGGAAAAATTTTAAACATAGCCGAACAGGAAATAAAATATAAAACTCCCTATGACCCTGCAGTATACACTGTGGGTACAACATCAGTGGTAGTAGATACTACTATTAACTGGTTGGAAAAAAATGTAGGCAAATTATGGTGGAATATCAGCACCGCTAAGTTTCAATATGCAGAACAAAAAGATTCTGCCTATAGAATAGGAAATTGGAATCAAACCGTTCAAGGCGCCAGCATTGATGTTTATGAATGGGTAGAAACAGTGCTATTACCTAATGAATGGGCAGCTTTGGCAGACACCAATGCAGGTCTAACTCAAGGCATCAGCGGACAGCCTTTGTATCCTAACAATGATGTTTACAGTGTGAAATTTTTCTTTAGTTCTACTACTGGTCAAGTTTCAGAAACATTGTACTATTACTGGGTTAGAAGCAAGGCTGTGACTCCGGCTAACATGGTGGGTCGCAAACGATCAGCAGCCGAAGTGGCAAATTTAATTTCTAACCCCGCAGGTACTGGCATTGCATTTGTGGCATTTTTGCAATCAGACAAATTTTTAAGTTATAATTTTAAATCAATTATGCAGTCTGACACTGCACTGATAAATCTACAAATTAGAAAAAATTTAGAATCACAGATTCCTGTACACAACGAATATCAATTGCTCACAGAAGGTGTGGCTGATAGTTTGCCTTCTGCTAAACTAGAAAACAAATGGATCGACAGTCTCGTAGGTTCGGATATCGCCGGCAACAAAATTCCGGATATATCATTGTCAGCCAAACAAAAATACGGAATTGAATATCGACCCCGGCAAACCATGTTTGTTGATAGAATTTTAGCACTGAAAATTGTTATAGAATACATCAACAATATTTTACAAAAAGAAACGTTTGCAGAGACCATAGATTTTACCAATCTCAGCAGTGTGGATACTGTGCCTAGTTCTGCATTAAATCTTTATGATGTGGCAATAGACACCGATGTTGACCTTCAGACAGTGGGGACCACTAATACTCGTCGTGCTGTTCTACGAGGCAATCTAATCAATGGCGAATTAGATACCATAGATATTGTGGATCCTGGCTACGGATACAAACCCAAAGAATTATTTGATCAAGAACAGAGTGGAATTTATATTGGCCCGCCGATCGCTATATCCGGAGACGGAATTAACGCTACCGCAGTGTGTCATATAGACGGCCAAGGTCGTGTAATTATTGTGGTAGTAACTAATCGAGGTAAAAAATATAGTAGCATAACTGTTCAGGTAAGATATTTTTCTGTGTTAGTTAACAATGATGCTACCCTAAACGATTTTTGGAGCATATATTCTTGGGATGATTTACGAAAAGTATATTTCCGTAGCAAATCTCAATCCTTTGATACGACCAAATATTGGAGCAAAATAGATTGGGTCCGCACAGGATATAACAGCAGTCTTCGAATAATTAAAGAATTAAACAGTATCTACGACGTAGTTGATGCTCAAATTGCCATCGGTGACATCATAAAAGTCAAAGAATATGCTGCCGGTGGTTGGGCCATATTCGAAAAAATCTCAGACACTGCTGAGTTGTTCCTAGACAGGTATCTATTAGTCAGCAGACAACTTGGCACCATCGAAATAAATTCATCATTATATAATACAGGTATAATTGGGGTTGGATTTGACAACACACAAGCATTCGACACCACAACATATGACATTGAAAATTCTAGAGAATTAAGAAATATTTTCACAGCGATCAAACAACAAGTGTTTGTTGGTGACTATGCAGTGGAATGGAACAAGTTATTTTTTGCTTCAATACGACATGTGTTCAGCGAACAGCAATATGTAGATTGGGTGTTCAAAACCAGTTTCCTAAATGCCACACATAACATTGGGGCATTCGAACAGAAAGTTAATTATAAAAACGACAATTTACAGAGTTATCAAGAATACATCAACGAAGTTAAACCATTTAGAACCACGGTTAGAGAATATGTAAGTCGTTATGATACCCCAGAAACATATTCATCGGCAATAGCTGATTTTGATTTGCCACCGTCATATTCAATCTTTGATGGCCGAGCCAATCCTGTTAATGCGTTATCTGCAGAAATATCGCAGTATCCATGGAAATGGTGGGCAGATAACAACGCCTACACGGTAACTGCTATAGAAGTGTATCAACAGGGCTCAGACTATATCACTCCTCCCAAGGTATTGATCAGCGGAACAGGTACCGGTGCCACTGCTAAAGCATTTATTTCCAACGGCAAAGTTTCAAGCATACAGGTACTAACTGCAGGCTCAGGGTACACCGCGGCACCAACGATTACATTGGTGGGCGGAAACTCTCCTACCTCTATCCAGGCTAAAGCAGTATCGGTTATAGGTGATGCTCAAGTTCGAACATTTGATGTCTCAGTAAAATTTGATAGAATTTCTACAAGCGGAATTTACAACACATTTTCACAGACGCAGACATTTACAGCCACAGGCAGTAGTGCTGTGTTCTTGCTGAATTACTCACCAACTAACGACAAAGCTAAAATTAGAGTAACACAAAAATCATTTGTAACTAAAAAAACACAAGTGGTGTTAGCCAGCGAATACTCAATCAATCTATATTATCAAGCCACTGATAGTTATTCTTTATTGCGTGGAAAACTGGTGTTTAACACAGCGCCGTCTAAAGATGATGAAATAATAGTGACCTATGACAAGAACATTTTGTTATTCGATGCTGTGAATAGAATCAACCAATCCTACACACCCAAAGCAGGCATGATAGGAAAAGAACTAAATCAGTTGATGACAGGTATTGACTTTGGTGGAGTTAGAATCCAAGGAACCACATTCGATGTTACTGGTGGTTGGGATGCTCTACCTTGGTTCACAGACAATTGGGATTCAGTGGAGTCTAGTTCGGATTATTATCATGTTGCCGATGGCAGTACTGGCACAGTAACACTACCATATATACCAGCTGCTGGCCAACAAATCAATATCTATGTCAAACGAAAGAATACTAACATCACTGTACGTGTTGATGATGAAAATTATTCACCGGTGCAGGATTCTAGCACAGGCACAAATCCAACAGCAGAAATGCCAACATTTGTCGGTGATGGCGTGAATGCAGTAGTGACCATTGGTGGTTATCTAAGTACCATAGACGGTGATATTCTTATATTCCGTCCTATAGAAAGCGATGGATCTGTTGTTATAACAGATGACAATATTCTAGATACCAAACTCAGTGGAGGATCGCTGTCGTCGATCAGCGGCGCCTACGCCACAGCTAATGGTACCACAGCAGAAGAAATAACTATCACTGGTGGTAAATTCATAGATCCTACAGTAGTGCCAGCACCTGAAGAAAATGTTCCGGGGCAGGTGATAGAAAGTGTTTCAATCAAGGTATACAACAATGCAATCTCTGGTGCTGCAACACTACAATCCAATGTAAAAACGGCTAACGGTACAGATACAGAATTTGCCATAGGACAAACAGTATTAGAAACGCAGTCAGTGTTTGTGTATGTGTCTAATACACCAAGAACTATTAACACACACTACACTATCGATCTTGAAACAAATACTGTAAACTTCTTGGCGGCTCCGTTAGCAGACGAATTTGTAGAAATATTCAGTATTGGAATCGGTGGTGTTGGTATTTTAGATTATCAAAGTTATACCGCAGATGGCGCTACTGGATTATTTTTGACCAATGCCAATTATGACAATACCAGCAGTGTATTTGTTAGTGTTAATGGCACCCAGGTTGATGTGGGATTCCGTAACAGCACAGATGTAGTCGATGCTGTGGGCAAAACTTTGGTAGATTTTGGAATCACTCCACAAGTGGGAGACATAGTTAAAATAGTATGTTTGGAAGCAACAGCTGATATTGATAGTTCGGGATTGTCTTTGGTACAAGTTAATACTCAGACCTTCTACTTTGAAGGAAGCACAAGAAGTTTTGAGATTACCGGCTTTAGTGAATTAACTAGGGGGTCGACTCTAAGCTCAATGATAGTCGAAGGCGCCGGTCGATTGTTGAAAGGGCCCGATACAGTATATGCTGTCTATGACGGTACCAATAATGTATTCTCGCTAGGTTTAGACCCACTCGAACCCGGCGGCAGCATACTGCCATCAAATCTAAAAGTTTTTATAAACAATATACCTAGAACATTTATTGTAGACTACACTCTAGATGGACCTGCTAAAGTGCTAACTGTTAACGCATCTAAATTATTCATCGGCGATGCTATTAAGATTGAAAATGATCTCAGGGCAGAATATTCTATACAAGATAACACTATTACTATCGACTCTGCATTTGACTTTGGATTTCCTGGAGATTCTACAGTATCTGATTCGACATACCCTGCAGTTAATGTCACCTGGTTTGGCGAGTATCCATCTATGGATATTATCCAAGATGAAAGCAGTGGGGGTCAAGTACAGTATAAATTATCAAGATCTCCGATCTCAGTAAGCTATGTGTGGGTATATAAGAACGGACTTCGCTTAAGACAAGATAAGGACTATTATGTGAGTTTGCCTAGAGCGGTGGTATACGTCACAGCGGTTTCAACCCCTGCAGATACTATAAAAATTGTAAACTTTTCCAATGAAATCTTTAAATTACCGTCGGCTTATGAAATTCACAAAGACATGTTGAATGTGTTTCATTACAATAGATTTTCAAAAGATGAATGTAAATTAACCAAGGTGTTAAACTACTACGATACAACAATAGAAGTTACTGATGCTACTGAATTGTCTCAGCCAATAGCCAATAGAAATTTACCAGGTGTTGTGTTCATTCAAGGTGAACGCATTGAATACATGTCAAAGGTAGGCAACATATTGAGCCAACTACGTAGAGGTGCTCAAGGAACGGCTATAGCAAATACATATGCGCAGGACACAGCAGTTGTTGATGTAGGATACAGTGAAGTGATCCCGTATAACGAAGTTCAGCAGAGAACTGACTTTACCAGCGACGGTAGCACATTGTTAATTGGACCGCTAGATTTTGTGCCTCAAAAGGGTACTAGAAGCGGAACATGGTACAGAAGTTCTATACCAGCAATCTATGGTCCTTGCGATCAAATAGAAGTGTTTGCCGCAGGCCGTAGACTAAAAAAAGATCCTCAAGCCGTTTATGTAGAAGCCAATGGTGCTGCTAGTCCAGCAGCAGATCAGACACAAGAAGCCGAGTTCAGCGTAGACGGTGCAACAGCACAGATACGACTTACCACTGTTCTACCAGCAGGTACTCGAATCACAGTGTTACGAAGACAAGGTAAAACTTGGCATGCTAGAGGTGAAACAACGGCTACAGATGGCGTAAGTTTGATAGATTCTGATACAGCCATAGCTAGATTCATTGTGGAAAAGACCACAGCTATACCTGAATAAATACATGATGGAACAAAAAGAGATCAAAATGCCAAACAATCAAGATCAACAAACAGTTAGTCCCCAAGCTCGCCCTAACGAAACAGGCGGGTTTCATTTTGAAGGACATATAAAAATCCATGATCCCAACACCCAAGAAGTCTTTGTGGACAAACGCAATGCTATTCATTATGAAAATATGAGTGTGGCCATGGTCAACAGTTTAAGCAATCAAGGCTACGGAACAGTGTACCAAATGATTTTTGGTACAGGTGGGACCACAGTGGACCCCACCGGGCTTATCACATATCTTACTCCGAATACAGTGGGAGTAAATTCTAGCCTATACAATCAAACCTATCAAAAAGTAGTGGATCAAAACGCCATTGAAAATCAAGATCCGATTAGAAACAAGATGGAAATTAGACATATCAGCGGTGCAACCTACAGTGATATTTTGATCAGTTGTTTATTAGATTACGGCGAGCCTTTAGATCAAGAAGCCTTTGACAACAGCGTGGATATGAATGGTGAATTTGTGTTCGATGAATTGGGATTAAAAGGTCTCGGCCCAAATACATCAGACGGAAAGTTACTGACTCATGTTATATTTCATCCAGTACAAAAAAGTTTGAATAGATTACTGCAGATAGACTACACCATACGTGTGCAGAGTTTAACTGGCTTTGCTGAGGTCTAATCATGCCATATATAGTTAATTTTACAGATAACCAAAACAAAAGTCCTATCACAGTATTTGATAATACTTCTAGCACAGACACCAGCCTAGTCTTTCCTGGTCGAAACGTCACCGGCTACGGACAGATCATAGCGGAAAACTTTTTATCACTGCTGGAAAATTTTGCATCTACTAACCAACCGGTAAATCCAGTAGAAGGACAGTTATGGTATGACAGCACTGGCGGCACACAGACTCTGAAAATATGGGATAACACAGCATGGAAAGCAGCCTCAGGCATACAGAAAGGTGTTAGCCAACCTGCGGTTGAGACTAGTAAAGTTGGCGAACTTTGGGTAGATACCACAAACCAACAACTGCGCATTTTTACTGGCACACGATGGATTTTAGTTGGCCCTACTGAAAGTTCAGTAGGCGGTTTAAGATACGGACCCGTAATAGAAAAAATATCTGATTCCGACAACGTAGATAGATTTATATTGGTATTTTATATTGCCGATATTCCTGTGATCGTTATAAGCAAGGACAGCTTTACTCCTAAAACTTTAATCACTGGATTTGTCACGGTAAAATCGGGAATAAACATCAGTGCTCCGGCCGATTCCACTGAAATAGCCAATTTTGTAGGAGGGTTTTTACCTCTGCTTAACGGTACGGCTAAAAATGCTCAAGCACTATTAGTAGGTGGAGTAGAAAAAGCTGCAGGAACATTTCTCAGATCAGACACTATTAACACCACTGATTATGAAATAAAAATAAAAAACAACAACGGTCTTTCTATCGGAGTTGACGAAACATTCAAGTTGTTATCGACTGAATCATCTAACAGCATATACAATTCTGCAGCAGGTAGTTCTCTTGATTTACAGACTAACAGAAACGGAATTCCTGCAACAATACTTAGAGTAATAGATAATCTTGTAGGAATAAATCAAGAAAACCCAACCGAATCTCTAGATGTTATTGGTAATTTTAAACTCACAGGAACACTAGTATCTAACAACACCACAGCTAGTAGTAATTTGAATAATGGTAGTATAAGAACACTGGGCGGAGCAGCAATTACTAAAAACTTAATTGTAGGAGATGGCATAGATGTTACTGGAACCCTACAAACTAATACCATACAACCAAGTCTCACCAACACCTATGATTTAGGCACAGGTCTAAAAAGATTCAACAATATACGTGCTAAAACAATCATAGCAGATACCATACAGGGTGTACTAGAAGGAAATATCAGTGGTAATGCTAACACTGCCACTGCCCTGAGCACAGTGACTAGTTTTCAACTAGCAGGCGATGTTGTGTCACCTGCTGTGCCGTTTGACGGTCAGGTAGGCGCAGCTACTAAAATCTTCAATGCTACTCTTACCGCAAACATCATAGCAGGTAAAAGTGAACCGGCACCTAACCGAGGTAAAAAGGGAGATTTTGTATTAACATATAGACCAAGTGAAAGTACTTTGGCTAGTTCGGGATTGTTGAAACAGACTAGAGAAGTTTTCATGGGCGATTTAGCTGTGCCAATTGGTGCAATATTACCTTATGCGGGTGGAACTACTCCTGATGGATATTTGTTATGTGATGGATCAGAAATTGAAAGATCAAAATTTGGTGATTTATTTGACATTATTGGAGTTACATTTAATGGATCCGCAGCATTAGTGGGTGTGAATACATTTAGATTGCCTGACCTTAGGGGTAGATTTGCTCTAGGCAAAGATAACATGGATAATGCAGGAACTGTACCAACATCTGCAGGTCCTTATATAGACGCCGGTGGTGGTACTGCAGGCCGTGTTCCAGACGTGCAGGCCACGATCCTGGGCGGTGCAGCGGGCCTTAGCTCAGTGGCACTGACCTTGGCCAACTTGCCAGAACACAGTCATACTTTGTCAACAGCTACTCAGGACTATGCTGCGGTAGCAGTGAGTACAACACTTGATCCATTGGCCACTTCTGGTCTAGGACCAACAGCCCCAGGGCAAGCACAGTACCTTAAAGATAGTGGCAATGTCAAAAAACCAGTAGGTGTTACTCTTGGAACTGCTGTGGGATTAATGAATCCGTTTCTATCAATGAACTTTATAATCAGATCCGGACCACCGGCATTCTAACAGGTAAAATAACATGGCATATCAGATTAACAAAACAGACGGAACCATAGTTGCTACTGTTGCTGACGGTCAAATTGATGATCGATCAACAGATATTACCTTAATTGGTAAAAACTACAGTGGTTTCGGAGAAATATTTAATGAAAATCTAGTTAAGATATTAGAAAACTTTGCTGAGTCAACACAACCGGATCATCCTCTAAGAGGCCAAATATGGTTCGACTCTAGTCAATCAAAATTGAAAGTGTATAACGGTATTAGTTTTGTACCAGTCAGTTCTGCAACAATATCCAGTGCTCAGCCTTCAACATTGGCCATAGGCGATCTATGGTATGATGATGTGGGCAAACAAATATTTTTCTTTGATGGTACTTCGGCAATATTGTTAGCTCCGACCTATAGCAGTTCACAGAGTCTAAGTGGACTCCGAGTTGATACTATATTAGATACTCTTAATCAAACTAGAGTTATTACCAGCTTGTATAACAATGGTATATTATTAGGCATATTTTCCAAAGACAGCTTCACGCCAAAAATAGCTATTATTGGCTATACAGGCAGCATCGAACCTGGGTTTAATGCAGGAACATTGGCTAATTTTAAAATACGTGCCACCTGCACCAACAGTGACAGCCTCGGAGGCGCATCTGCTACTACCTATGTTCGCACTGATACTGCTAATGCAATCAACGGACAATTACAAATTACTGTTGACTCGGGATTAATCTTTGGGTCAGCCAACCAAGGATCGTTGTTTGTTACAGATGGTAATGTAAATTTAGCCAATTCCGCAAGTAATAAAAATATTACGTTAAGCGTGAATAGAGCAGATACTCAAGAAAACGCAATAGTAATAAATTCAAATGCAAGGACTATTGGACTATATCCTACAGAATCTTCTAGCACCATTAATCTCGGTGGAAATCTGGTAGTAAACGGAAATCTCACAGTAGAAGGAACTACCACTACACTAAACACCAGTATTTTCACAGTAGAAGATAAAAATATTATTATTGCCAATGTTACCAGCCCCACCAACAGCACAGCTGACGGTGCAGGCATAACCATCAAAGGCACCACTGATAAAATCATTGCTTATAGTAATAGCAGCAATTGGTTAGACATTTCTGAAACATTGAATCTAGCATCAGGTAAAGCGGTATACATAGGCGGTACAAAAGTCATTGATGGAAACAGCTTAGGTTCTGCTATTACCAGTATTCCCGGGGTGAGCTCATTTGGTACACAAAATGTAGTAAACGTTGGCCCGGGTGCTCCGGCCGTAACACAACTGAGATTAGAAAACCATAGGATCTCTACAGTATCAACTAACTTTGATATTGAATTAGAACCAGATGGCACTGGCAATGTTTCTTTGATCGGTAGCCCAAGGATTATCGGCATGGCAGATCCCACAGCTGCCCAAGATGCTGCTACTAAAGAATATACAGATAACAAAGTAGAATCAAGACCGTTAATTTTCAGCATTGATCTTTCCGATGGAAAATCAAACACATATATAATTGCTAGCATATTAAATAATCTTGCTCCGGTAGGTGAATATCGCACAGGAACCTATGCAAGAATATTATGCAGTTTGATCAGCAATAATGCACAGAGTCTAGAAATAAACTCACTGCCTCCGGCATTCTCAACAGCAGCATTCTTAACTACTCTTGGCGGCGCTAGCAGTTTGGCTATTACCAACATAAGTTTTCCAACAGCCACTATCTCAGCAGCCAGTGTGTCTGTGACAAGAATTATTAAATTGTTTCAAATAGTAGGTGGTGTGTGGGCATGGCAATCAGATACCAGTTTACCACCATAATGAACCAGGAGCGGCATAAATGGCCTATGTAATTAACAAGTTTAATGGGGTACAATTAGTAGTGTTGGATGACGGCACTATAGATACCACCACCAGTCTGGGTCTAGTGGGCAGGAACTATGTGGGCTACGGTGAAACACAGAATGAAAATTTTGTATTTCTCTTAGAAAATTTTGCCAACACAGCTCCTCCTTCGAGACCGTTGCCTGGGCAGATATGGTTTAATACCACAGACGATACGGCATATGCCTATGATGGATCAAATTGGAATCCTATTGGATCGGCTACACTAAGTTCATCAGCCCCACCTAATACCAACTCCGGTGCTCTATGGTTAAAAACTCCTATTAATCAATTATATGTATATACTGGTACAGAATGGAGATTTATAGGACCTGAGGCTGTGGAAGGATTTGGATCCACTAGAGCCAGAGCTGGCTCTTTAGATAATACAGCAGGCGATCCTCAGCCTGTGATCTTTTTAGAAACCAATGGTTCTGTATTTGCTATCTGTACTGCTGCTGCGTTTGTTATAAATCCCAGCAATTCAGTCGCTGGATTCGGCAATGCCTTGCAGGCGGGAATTAATTTATCTGCCACAGCCAAGATCAATGGCAGCATAACAGGCAACGCTGCCACAGCAGATCAATTGGCCACTGCAAGATTGATTAATGGCGTGCCATTTAATGCTTCATCCGACGTCACAGTGACCGCTAACACTACTAATCTATTGAAAAAAGGCACTTATATTGCTGGTGCTGATTTTAACGGTAGTTCAGAAACTACATGGAGTGTTGACGCAACATCTTCCAACGTTATAGGAAAGCTAGTAGCAAGAAATTCAGAAGGTGGATTTTCGGCAGGTACTATTACAGCTACATTTATAGGTGATCTAACTGGCAATGTTACTGCTGCTAGCGGAACCAGTGTATTCAACACAGTACAGGCTAATCAATTTATCGGAGCTACTTTGTCAGGTAATGCAGCTACCGCTACAAGATTGGCTACTGCGCGAACTATAAACGGTGTAAATTTTGATGGATCTAACAGTATCACGGTATCGGCTAGTGCAGAAACATTAACAGGAAATGCTATTAATAATTCTGTGACACTAAGCGGCCTGACACAGGTAGGTACACTAAGTTCTCTAAATGTCAATGACAGTGGAATATTTCTAGGCAGCGGAACACAACTGAGAGTATTTGTAGACTCCAGTGTCCCCACAATTAGATCAACCACTGGTCGATTGAATTTTGATATGGGTGGCAGCGGACCTGATATTAACTTTGTAGATTCTGCAACTTCTTTGAGCCTCGGTGGACCAAATGCTCCGGCTATAACAGGCGACAACACCACCAATCTCGGTATCACAGGATACAAATTTAACAGTGTGTATGCCAATAACTTTTTTGGTAACGCTACCACAGCTACCCTAGCAACCACAGCTACTAATCTTCCAGGCGGCGGCCTTGGCGCTATTCCTTATCAAACAGCAGCTGGCGCCACTACCATGTTAGGCCTGGGAGCATCTGGTACTGTGCTTACTGCACAGGCAGGTGGACTAGCATGGCAGACGATTGCTCAAGAATCTCTAACCAAAGGTAGTTATTTGAATATGATAAACACCACCACTAGTGGTAGTTTAAGTTTATTTGATGGTAATATTCCGGCAACAATTTCAGTAGATGCTACCACAACTAACACCGCTAGTAAAGTTGTAGCACGTGATGCCAGCGGCAATTTTTCAGCAGGTACGATCACAGCTAATCTCGTAGGAGCAGTTACAGGTAATGCTTCTACCGCAACACAATTACAAACTGCAAGAAACATCAACGGGGTATCGTTCAATGGCACACAAGATATAACAATTGTAGCTACTGACGCTACTAAAGTGGCACTGGCAGGCAGCACTATGACAGGGTATCTAACATTAGTTGGCGCTCCTGTGAATGGCAATCACGCCACCACTAAAACTTATGTAGACAGCAGATTGCCTCAGTATACTATTGTCAGTGGAGCACAATACAGCACATCGGGATTTACCAATCAAGTTGGATCATTCAACGATGGTGCTAACTTCTTTGATGTGTTCCCCCCGGCGGGAAAAAGCATGGGAAATATTGTAGCTTTCATTCCGTCTATCCATGTAATTCATTATGCTGGCGGTGTCAACGGCGATGATTCAATGCGATGTACATATTCGTATCTCGGTGATAGGATCAGAGTCTATGTGCAGAACACAGAACAACGAAGCACACCTGCAGCCAACTATTTGGCCATTTGGAGTTAATCATGAATTACGTTTGTATAGAAAATAATCTAGTAGTTGGTGTATTAAATTACCAGCCCAATGTACCGGGCTCAGTTACAGTAGTAGAAATTACAGATGCACAAGCTGCCCAAATAGCAGCTCAAACACATTATTTTGATGTACCTAGCAGATCTGTTACTGCGGTAAGCTCTGCTATTACAGCGCAAAAAGTAGCAGATGTTGCCAACGGACAAGAGCGTGAATTTTTAAACAGCACAGATTGGAAAGTTTTAAGGCATATTAGACAGAAAGCACTGAATATCGCCACCAGTCTATCAGATGCAGAATACATACAACTTGAGCAACAGCGTGAAGCCGCAGCAGCTCGTATAGTATGACAGCAATAAATACAAGATATTAGGGGCTAACAGCATGGCATATGAAGTCAACAAATTCAACGGTGTATTTTTAACGTCAGTAGCTGACGGCACCATCGACACCACTACTGATCTAAGATTAGTTGGTAAGAATTACGCAGGTTACGGTGAAGTACAGAATGAAAATTTTGTGCATCTATTAGAAAATTTCGCCAACACCACAGCACCTCCTAAATCTATTACTGGTCAAATCTGGTTCGATACCTCTACTAAAAAACTCAAATTCTATGATGGAACTAGGTTCAAAGTAGCCAGCGGCGCCGAAGCCAGCGCATCCGCACCCAGCGGTCTAGCCGCAGGCGATTTTTGGTGGGATACCGGAGCTAAACAATTATACACATACAACGGTACAGCATTCACTCTAATCGGTCCGATTTCTAGTCCGGATCTAGGAACTTCGACGATTAGTCCAGCAGTGGTCTATGGAACCATAGGCACCGCAGAAGGCCCACATACTATATTAAAGGTCATATCTGATAGCAAAACTATTGCAGTGATCAGCAAGACTGCATTCACTCTCGACAACAGTAAAAATGCCATAGATGATTTTACAGTCATAAAGAAAGGCGTTACATTGGCCAAATCACAAACTGGTGTGTCCACTGATGATTTTACCTTTTGGGGTACTGCTAGTAACGCCGCTAAACTAGGCGGCTTCACAGCCGACCAATATATTAAAACAGGCGAAAGCTCATTTACGTCAGAAGTCAGTTTCAAAGATCCCGGCCTGCAAGTAGGTGATGGTAACGATCTTAGAATACGAGTAGAAGGCGGAAATCAAGTTGTAGTTGAAAATCGCTTAGGTAACGAAATTACATTTAGAATCACAGTTACTGAGACTACGGATGAAAGAGACATAGCTGTTATAACCTCCACAGGACTAGTTCCCGGAGTTGGTGGTTCTTATACGTTAGGAACTTCAGACTTGCGATGGAGCAATGTCCATGCTAATATATTTACTGGCTCTTTGGTAGGTGCAGTTACAGGAAATACAACCGGCAGTCACAAAGGCAATGTGCTGGCCAATGATAATGATATCATGATCAATGCTGCTACCAAGCAGATAGGATTTGCTGGTGCTAATATTGTAGGCACATTAACTGGATCTATCACAGGATCATCTGCCACAGCCGCAGATGCCGGCACCCTAAACGGATTGGCTTCCAGCGCCACTGTGCCTGGGTCGGCAATAGCCACAGTGACTATACGTAATTCCAGCGGTAACATATTAGCTAACCAATTTGTGGGCATAGCAGACAACGTAGACCGTACGTTTATTGACCGCACTGATGCTAGAGTTGACCCAGCGTGGTCAGATGGCACAGCCAGTACTCAATACAGAACTGCTAGACTCACAGCCACTGCTTACAGCATAGCTGCTAGGGATGTCAGCGGTAACATCACAGCTAACATCTTTAATGGCACAGCCACAGCTGCTCGATACGCTGACCTAGCAGAAAAATATCTTGCTGATCAAGAATACGAAGTTGGCACAGTGGTGATGATAGGCGGCGAAAAAGAAGTTACTGCTGCAGATGTCAACACTCGTGCTGTTGGAGTGGTATCTGCCAACCCAGCTTACATGATGAACAGTGAATTACAAGGCGGCACTTATATCGCTCTAAAAGGTCGTGTACCATGCAAGGTATATGGTTCAGTTAGAAAAGGTGATCGGTTGGTAGCTGGCCCTAGAGGCGCAGCAATTGCCGCACATGGCAATTATGCCAATGTGTTTGCAGTAGCACTAGAGTCAACTGGATCAGATAATATTAGCGTAATAGAAGCATTGGTGTTATAATGACTTTAGGAACCAACGTCTTTGCTGCACAATATGTAGCTATACAAAACAAAGCAGAAACAATGATAGGCACAGGTTCTGGCACACTAGGCTACGGACAAACTATACAAAGTTCCGACGTGTTTTCTGGCAACACAATTACCAAAGCACAATGGGATCTAATTAAATTTGATATTATTAATATTAAATTTCATCAAGATGGAACCATTCCTCCGGTAGTGAATGTTAATGTAGGCGATCCTATAGGGTTTGGAGCTAATTCACCGAATACCAATTATGATATACTATTAAATGATGCCAGTGCAAAAAGGTTTCTCATAGCCGGAAGCCAATCTATAGTCGCTGCCAAAGCCAGCCAAACATATAGCACACCGTGGTCCACGCAGGCACAGGCAACACTAACAGTGACATTTGGTGATGCTAATCAAGGCAGATATTTTTTCAACAGCGGCGGCAAAATAAGATTAACTTCGTCTCTAGTAGGAGCAGCAATATCACCACAGATCACTGCTTGGGTTAATTTTCTAAGCTCAGTTGGCACGCAGGGATTTGGTGCCGACACTGACCCTGCAGTTAATTACTATACAATGACAAATTCTTATCAGACCTATTATCAAAATTTCTTGAGCAGTTCTTATTCTGCCAACAGTTACAAACTTGAAGCCAGAACCAATGTATCAAACAATTCCACTGGAACAGCCACGCAGTTAGAAATACGTGTGACACTTTTAGATAGCTACATTGATCCGGACACAGCTAATCCCGGCCCGCCAACCTTTGCGCCAAACGACGTTGTCAACGGCACCTTGACCATATCTGTATCTGAACTCAAAGCATCCGGGCAATTACAACCTTCTGGTACTTTTTCTATAACCAGCCCATCGTATTCACTTTCTAGTATAACAGGCAGTTAAGGACTTAAATAATCTCATGCCAGCAGTTAACAGTAAAATTCTTAAAGTAGATTATAACGCAATCAGAGACAAGGTAATTGGGGTCTTGGGATTCGGATCAGGTAATTTTGGTTACGGTCAGCAGGCACGGATTCAATCAACGGCAGTCACCGATGACAGCAAAGTCACCATCAACGAATGGGCCAATCTCAGATATGATATTATCAACGCCTACAAGCATCAAAACGGATCTAATCCAACCACTGCTGTGGTCTCTGAAGGTGGCACAATAAGGTATACTTCGAGCTTTACCCCAGACACCGGCACACTGGATGTGCCCCAACGCCAGTATGATGCATGGGCAGATGATTTAATCACTTATAGATTTTTAGTAGCAGCTGGCGAGTCCGCCACCACTGGAGTTGTGTCATCAAGTAAAACAACTTCGTGGTTATCTCAATGTGTGTGTACCATACAGATCTATTGGTCAAATTCCAATGATGCCAGATATTGGTTCAACAGTGGCGGCAAAGTCCGAATCAGTGCATCTAGATCCGGCGGCGCTGCAACTAATCAAAATACATCGTGGACTAGTTTATTGAGTTCGGCCGGTACTCAGAGTTTCGGTGCCGCGACCCCGAGTACAGGAACATCACCCAATGATGGCACAAATTGGTATAAAACTACCAGCACATTTCAAACCTACTACACAGCCACCGCATCAAGCCCTTATGGATCTAACACCTATCAATTGCAGGCTAGATGTGTTGACCAACCCAGTAACAGTGGAGGCTCTGCAAGCCAATTAGAGATTCGGGTGCTATTCACAGACCCATATGTTGATCCAGGAGTCGGAGTACCACCTGCAGGAGTCCAAACTCAAACAGCAGCGAATTTCCCCCCTGGAGATTTAGTGGATGGTACGCTGACTGTGAATGTTTCTTCACTGTATGCCACAGGTATTATGGTGCCTGGAAGCTTAAACTTTACAGTGCCTCAACCAATTATTGCCATAGGCGCAGTAACCGGCAGTTAATTAATTTTTCCCAGGTTCTAGTTCATCTATAAATAAACTACGTAGTTTATCAAGGAGAACTCATGGACCAACAGCTTAAACAAGCTCTGGATTTTGCCAACTATCAACAGACCTTTTCTATTCAAAAAAAAGTTCTCAAAGAACGTATGTCAGCCAAACTAACCTATGGATTCAATGGCGGCCTGTTTCGAATCGATAGAACTCTTTTGACTTTTGTAGACATGCTGTGCGCCAAGGATAGAACATCCGGAGTGATTCTGTTAGATGCCAATGAAAATCCTGTGCTAGTAGATGACCTCGAAGAATTTCGTGATGAGATTTTCCGCAGATATTTTGAAGTTACTAATGAATATTTTGAACAACATCAAAAGATTAAAAAAAGTAGATCTGTGGAAAAACTAATATCGCAATGACACAGGGAATACTACTCTATGCACACAATAATCGCACAGTCGATTATGCATTAATGTCGGTAATAGCTGGGGGGCTGGCTAAGAAAAATTTGCAGGTTCCAGTTTCGTTGATTACCGATGCATCTACTATTGCATGGATGAAGGAATCAAATATTTTTAATCAGGCCGAGACCGTGTTTGATCATATTATCGTGGTTGACAGACCTACCACTGATAATCAAAGACGCCTGCATGACGGTCAAACCGGTCAGATGATTCCGTTTATAAACACCAACAGAAGTACAGCATATGATCTTACCCCCTACGATAGAACATTATTAATAGACAGTGATTTTTTTATCTTGTCAAACAGTCTTGGAGAATATTGGAATGTTGATGCAGATGTCATGCTAGGAAGTGCTATCAACGATATCTATGATGATTCTCGTGTAGGATACCTAGACAGGCACGTGAGTGACACAGGCGTCAAAATGTATTGGGCTACCACAGTGATGTTTTCAAAGAATGCAAATGCCAAATTGTTTTTTGACACAGTAAATTATGTCAAAGAAAATTACTCTCAATTTGCCGATGTGTTTAGATTTGACTGTCGTCAATTTAGAAATGACATTGCCTTTAGTGTGGCTAAACATATATTAGATGGCTATCAACAGGATGACGTATTATCATTGCCTCCGGTATTATCAGCCTTGGACAAGGATATCCTGCATGGTGTTAATGGTAACACTCTGACATTTCTTGTAGATCATAAATTGACCAACTCGTATTGTGCTGCTGCTATATCTAACATAGACATACATATCATGAACAAGCAAAGTGTGATTAGAAACAAACAGGCGTTATTGGAGTTAATATGAACTTCGGATATTTGCTAATTGTTGCAGAACACGAGTCTATTGATTATCTACAGCTGGCCTACGGCCTGGCACTGAGTATAAAAAACACACAACGAGAAGGTTACGATCGAGTAGCGATCGTGATAGATGATAAAACAAAAATAGAAAAACTTACCAGCCCGTGGGTGTTTGATCATGTGATAGAATGGAGCCAAGAAACATTTTGGGACGGTCGTAGCTGGATGGATCAGCTTACTCCGTTTGATCACACAGTATGTTTAGATGCTGATATGATATTTTTACAAGACCACAGCCACTGGATTGATTATTTTGTTGATAACAGTGAATTGTATGTTGCAAATCAAGTGTTCACTTACAGAGGTGATACTGTAGTCGACCGCACTTACAGAAAAGCCTTTGATAAAAACAATCTTCCGAATTTATATTCTATGTGGACTTTTTTTAGCAAGGATTCTCAAATGGCCAGAGAATTTTTTGATCTAGGCAGGAGCATAATTAAAAATCCCATAGAATTTTCAAACATGTTCTTGAATAATTTCAAACCAAAAGTCTTAGGTACTGATGAAGCATTTGCATTGTCTGCAGATATACTAGGCATCTCAGACGACATAGCGTATGAATTAGAATTTCCTAGAATAGCACATATGAAACCCATGTTACAGAATTGGCCATGGCCTGCAGATACATGGAGTGACCATGTGGGATTTTATTTCAACAAAAAAGGACAATTGAAAATAGGGAACTATCAACAGTATGATATAGTACACTATGTGGAAAAAGATAAAATAAACACAGAAATGATAAACAATCTAGAGGAAATCGCATGGAAACCGTAGAAGATTTTGACAAGTGGTTAGCTGAGTACAAGCCAGCACCAGTGAAATATGTGGCTGTGTATGATCAACTAACAGGTGCAGTAATCAGTGTAGGTCCTGATTATGCCTTTCCGAATGAAGCATGTGTGGTTGAAATAGATAGCGAAACAGCATTATCAATCATCACAGCAGAAATACAGATACACCATTGCCAGATAGATATTCATTCGGGCGATTTAGAAATAGCTGAAACAAAAACTTTGAATAAATTAGATGACGTTTTACATAGAATACCGTTGATACAATATACCGATATAGCTAAACCAGATGTATATCTTACCTATACAGCAAAAAGTCAAACATTAAAAATACAGCTATCAACTGAGTTTGGCGGAACCAAAAAATACAAAGATGCAAACAAACAAAGAAAATTTGTTTGGGACGGCAGCACAGTTATGGACTTTTTAATTACTGAATACAACGATCCTAATTTGATCTACAAGATGTTTTCTGTTAAAATAAATGATCTAGTAGGTAAAACAGTCACAGTTAAAAACGTATCCTATGATACCTTTAGTGTTTATACTAGACGGTTATTTAAAAATTATGTGATTGAACTAAAATGAAAATTATTGAATTTGATATTGTGTTTTTAAGTTATGATGAACCTAATGCAGATCTGCATTATGCTGACCTCTGTGTCAAGGTACCTTGGGCCAAGCGTGTACACGGAGTCAAAGGCAGCGACCATGCACACAAAGCCGCAGCAGAATTAAGTGAAACAGATTGGTTCATCACCGTTGACGCCGACAACATTGTAGATCCTGCGTTTTTTAATCTAGAACTAGATATGAAAGACCCTAAAATACAGGTCTACGGGTGGTGCGGTCGAAATAAAATCAATGGGCTTAGATACGGCAACGGTGGAATAAAAATCTGGAAGAAAGACTTTGTTCTCAATATGAAGACGCATGAAAATTCAGAAAGTGATCGAGGCCAGGTAGATTTCTGTTGGGAAGATGGATACCGTAATTTTCCAAGGGTCTACAGCGACAGCGTGATTACAGGATCACCGTTCCAGGCATGGCGAGCAGGATTCCGTGAAGGTGTTAAGATGACGCTGCTTGATGGAGTGCGTGTGCCGCCACAAGAAATTAAAGAACGCATCTGGTGGCATAATATTCATCGTCTTCGAATGTGGTCAACTGTAGGCGCCCATGAGGAAAACGGGTTGTATGCTGTTTACGGTGCAAGATTAGGCACATGGATGACCAACTGCACCGATTGGAATTATATTGATGTTAGAGATTTTGAAATCCTTAAAAACATATATCAAGAAAATGTTCTTCATGGTAGTTTAGAAACGGACATAAAAGACCTAGGAGACAGATTGAAAACTCATCTAGGCCTAGATTATCCTTGTCTGGATGCAGCGCAAAGCAAGTTTACATTGGATCTCTATGACGAGACTATTAATCTAGGATTAACATATTATCGGACAGTTGATAATGTATGATATATTCTTTGTAAGTGAACACAACTGCAATGTAGAGCTTTGGAATAAATGCAAATCTCGATTTCCTAATTCACAGCAGATTCAAAATTGTAATAATATTAATCAGATATCTGAACGGGCATTAACCAAGATGTTTTGGGTGATATGGGATGATCTATGTGTCAACGAAACCTTTGATTTAAATGGATATCGTGCTACAAAATGGGATGACATGTATGTTCATATATTTCAAAACGGTAATAATTTCGACGGAATTTGTTTATTTCCAAAAAAATTAAAAATTTCTCAGAGAGAATTCGACAACAGATTTTTTACAGAAAAAAAAGAAATTAATACAACAGCATCTATACCATTACAACAACACTATGATATTATTTTTATTAGTTTCGACGAATCTAATGCAGACGATAATTTTAATAAACTGCTGGAAAAATTTCCTAGAGCAAAACGTATTCACGGAGTAGTTGGAATACATCAAGCTCACATCGAAGCAGCTAAAATCGCTACTACCAGCATGTTTTATGTAGTAGATGGCGACGCTGTAATTTTAGATAATTTTAATTTTGATTATCTAGTTCCTAGGTATGAAAGGAATCATGTGCATGTGTGGCGTAGTCAAAACCCAGTAAACCATCTAGAATATGGATACGGTGGTGTTAAATTATTACCAAGAGAAAAGGTGTTAGCAATGAGCATCGACTCAGCTGATATGACAACTAGCATTTCTAATAATCTCAAAGTTATGAATGATATTTCAAATATTACCGCTTTTAACACAGATCCGTTTAATAGTTGGAAATCCGCGTTTCGAGAATGCGTTAAATTGTCTAGTCGACTTATTGATCGACAAACAGAAAACGAAACACAAATACGATTAACTCAATGGTGTACAGTCGGCGATGACGTTAACGCAATCGAAGGTGCGATTGCAGGCCGAGAATTTGGTATAAAAAATAAAAATAATAAAACAGAATTGAAAAAAATAAATGATTTTAATTGGCTGCGAGAACAGTTTGATGGACGATAAGAAAAGAATACAAAAGTTTATTCCAATAATGAACGAGATTAGTCCTACGTTCTGTATGGCCAAGTGGCACCACACGACTATCTATTTACAAACAGGAGAAACTCATAGTTGCTATCATCCTGCACCTCATAAAATTCCTTTAGATGAAATAACCATAGATCCGAGTGCATTACATAACACCAATCAAAAGAAAATGGAACGTCTTGAAATGCTCAACGGCGGCAAACCTAGTGGATGTAATTACTGTTGGAACATCGAAGCACTAGGAGATGATGTTGTATCGGATCGTAAAGAACGTAACAGCACAATTTATACTCCGGAACGATTTCAAAAAATTAAAGACGGTGATTGGGATCAAAATGTTAATCCGCAATATATAGAAATTTCGTTTGGCAACGAGTGTAACTTTAAATGCGGGTATTGTCATCCTAAACACTCTAGTAGTTACTACAAAGAGATCAAAGATCATGGACCATACACCATGGTATTAAATCATCGCAACGACATAGATTGGTTCAAAGTACATGAAGAAGAAACAAATCCCTATGTAGAAGCCTGGTGGCGTTGGTGGCCGGAAGTACGCAAGACATTGACTATACTACGTATCACTGGCGGCGAACCGTTATTACAAGCTAGCACATGGAAACTGTTAGATGACCTAGCAGTTAATCCCTTGCCCAATCTTGAATTAAACATCAATACTAATTTTGGAGTCAAGCCAATATTAATTGATAGACTGGTAGAAAAAGTTAATAATTTAATTACCAACGACTGTATCAAAGATTTTAAAATTTTCACAAGCACGGATACTTGGGGCGCCCCAGCAGAATATATTCGCACCGGGTTAGATCTAACAGTATGGGAACGCAATTTAGACACATACTTGACGAAGACTCGACTCCCTATAACATTTATGATAACTTTCAATATTCTCACAGTAACTAACTTTCAAAGTCTATTAGAAAAGATCCTAGAATGGCGTGTTAAGTACAATGGATTTGAACAAAATAAATGGCAACGTGTGCGCTTTGATACACCTTACTTAAAAGAACCGTTGCAGTATGACATGAATATCTTGCCTAAAGACAAGTTTATGCCGTACATGGTAAGACATCTGGACTTCATTCTAGCCAATCTAGACGATAAAAACCGTAGTAAATTCAACGACTTAGAGTATGCTAAATTTGAAAGAGTTGTAAAATACATGGAATCAGCTATCTATACCCCAGAAAAGATAAAAGAAGGTCGCAGAGACTTCTTTAATTGGTTCACGGAATATGATCGAAGACGCGGCACCAATTTCTTAGAAACATTCCCGGAACTGAAAGATTTTTACTTTGAGTGTGGCCAAACAGCTTAGAATTTAATGGCATTTATTAATTTTTCAAATAATGCTATTTGTTGTTTTCGATGAATATTTTCAATAAAAACATTATAATTATATTTCAGCAATTTTTTATTTCTAAACCGCCATTCTATTTGTTCTTCTCGAGACATTATTTTTAAAAAATTAACTGCCTCGGAAGCACTTTCTAATAATTTCTTATATCGTATAATGTCGTCGGGTTCGTTATCAAAGTCTAAATTGAAATAACTTTCGTAACTTTTAAATCCTAATAGACTTAATTTTTTATTAATTCCTTGATGTCCGTAAATCAGCATAGGCTGAAAGTTAATAATAGGTTTTAAGAATTTTTCTGAAAAGAACAGTGTAGTATTATTAGAATTGTCCGCCAGTGTCTCATTGACAATACTAAACGCTGTTTTAGCATGTAATTCGGGCAATGCGTTAAATGGATCATTAACGTCAAACTGTTTCTTATCAGCAATCAATGGGAGATTGTTTTTAAAATCTTTATATTGAAGATCAGTTATTTTCATTTTTTCAAGAGCATACTTGCTGATCTCGTAATTAACTATATCTTGACTAATAATACTGTGATCAACTAATGGTGAATTAAACAGCATACAGTGTGCAAATACTCGATGCGATCGATTTCTTCTAGACAAGCTAAGTATAGCTTTTTCATAATTTTTATAGCAATGACCTTTGGCTTTCTTTAATCCCCCGACCGGAGTATCTTTCCAGGCACAACTGCTATCTAATGCAAAAATTGGAATACTATTGATTTCAGTTAAATCGTCAATAAGATTTCCTGTAAAGTAAAATACCTTTTTAGGATTTATATTATGAGTAATACAACTCTCATGAAGTGCTTTTGCAATAGGAGTAACATTCGGACTGAATCCTTCGAATATAGAATCAAATACTAATACAGTTTTATGATTTCTGAGTTTGTCTAACGATTCATTATCGATATATTGGAACAGATTAACACCGTCATAAGATGGCACTGGATAATTTAGTAATAATTTGATGTAGGATATTTTATTATCAATGCCATCAAAATAGCCAGTGAGTAATGTTGTGCCTTTAGGACTCCAGAAATACGGATTGGCAGTTATAGTAGCATTTAATTCTATCATGATATATTTATGTACTAAATATTTGATATGCAGAATTCAACCTCCTCTATCGATTTTAAAAAGTATAAAAGATTTTTTGCATTTGGTTGCAGTTTTACTACCTATTCATGGCCTACCTGGGCAGACATAATAGCAAAGGAAATTCCGGATCATTACATATACGCCAAACCAGGAGCCGGCAATTTTTATATTTTTCAAGCATTGATGGAAGCAATTATACATCATAAAATCAATACAGACGATCTTGTGATGATCATGTTTTCAAATATAACAAGAGAAGATCGATTTATCAAAAACCAAGGATGGATTACGCCTGGTAATTTATATCATCAAACAGAATACAGCCAAGAATTTTTAAAAAAGTATTTGTGCCATCACGGATATTTAATGAGAGATTTAAATTTAGTCCAAGGTTGTAAACTAGCATTAGAAAATATTGGATGCGACTACGACTTGATGTCTATGGTTCCGTTTGACAGCGAGCAAAGCAACGATAAAAAAATAGATCATGTTGATTACATTCTTCGATTTTATAAAGATATTATAGAATCTGTTAGACCCAGCGTGATGGATGTGGTGTTTAACAATGATTGGGAATCTCGTCCACACCGTCCTGAATATTTTGTTCAATGGCAAAAACAGAAATACAGAGATAATCATCCTACACCTGCAGAGCATCTGGAATTTCTACAACGTACCTACACCGACATTAAATTTAGTAAGTTCACGCTGGAGTTTGTCAACACTTGTAATGAAGTTGTTTTATCTGACAATTTTGTAAATAGTTTGCACGATGTTTCACCAGTTATATATCCTAGACTAGGTGAAGGTACTGATTATGAGTAAAATACTTCAGATACTTGATATAAGTTCAACGCCGGTTAACACACAGTTGTTTAACATAACGGCTGTGAATCGTAGGCAAGACCCATATTGGGTTGAATTTGCAGAGCCCCATTTTAATGAACTTGGAATAGAAATAAAAATATTATCGTTAGATAAAATTGATTTATCAAAAAAATGGTTAATTAACGTAGATATTAATAGTTGGAATTGGAAAGCACACACTGGTAGTATTATTGCAGATTTTGATCCTTTGATACAACAAGAATTAAAATCAGGAAATGCTTTTTTAATACTAAACCATCAATGCGAATCGTTCACACAATCATTCTTAAACATAATTTATGAAAAAGTTTTAGATATCTCTTTCAACAAAATTATCTACATGGTTGCCGCAGCAGATATAGAACAAGAATACATGAATTTTGTAAAAGAAAATAATACTAAAAATAAACTAACAGTTATGTATGTGCATCATGTTTACAAAAGATTTAAACATGACATAAACTTAGAATATTTCAAGTATAGTCCGATCAAGAAAACAAAAAAATACCTTTCACTAAATCGTAGAGGTAGAGATCACAGGATCATGCTAACAAGTTTGCTTTCTTATAAAAACTTATTGGATCAAGGGTTTGTTAGTTTAGGAGTAATGCCCGACGAAAGTACTGTTGCAATGAAAAAATTAACCAGTAATAATCAGCGTATTGGATTTTCAAAATTTAAAGACATGCTGCCGTTGCAAATAGACGACGTTGATTTAGCTATCAATCAATTTCAAATGAATTCTTTACCGATTAAATTTTATCAACAAAGTTGTTTTAGTCTAGTATCTAGTACAATGGCCCTAAAATCCGACGAAGGTTCTGTAGGGTTCACAGAAAAAGAAATAAAACCAATATTAGCAAAACACCCCTTCATCATTTTAAATAGGCCGGGAGTTCTTAAACACATGAAGAGCATGGGGTTTTTAACATTTGAAAGATGGTTTGATGAAAGTTATGATAATGAATTAAATGACGAATCTCGCATAGAACAAATTGTCAACGAAGTAGAACGACTTTGTGAGTTTTCTTTTGAAGAATGGGATATCATGCTAGAAGAAATGTCTTTAGTCCTTGAGCACAACTACAATAGACTGGTTAACTATACAACCGAACACTGTTATTTTAACAGTGACTTAAAGAAGTTATTATACTATGTCTCGTAAACTTATTAGTTTAGTTCAGCCCAATTTTCAACAAGGCCCAAAAGAATATAATGCACACTACTTGCCTTATAGCGTAGGAGTATTATGGGCGTATGTTAATCAGTTTGATTCAATCAAAGACAAGTATCAACTAGAAGATTTAATATGGCGGCGGGATAACATCGAGGATACTGTTGCCAAATTATCTCGTTGCGATATTGTGGGATTTAGTACGTATGTGTGGAACAAGAATTACAACTATACACTAGCACGTAAAGTTAAAGAATTAAATCCAGATTGTATGATATTCTTTGGTGGGCCAGAAATGCCTATTACTAAAAGTGATATATTTAAAAAGTTACCGTTTATTGATGTGGTTATCAAATCTGAAGGTGAAATAATACTACGACAATTATTAGATGCAATATCAAACAACACATCTTGGTTTGATATCAAGGGATTATTAATTAACAAAGATGGCCAAGCAGTGGACACCGGCAATGGTGATCGCATTAGCAACTTAGAAGATTTACCTAGCCCCTACCTCACAGGAGTGTTTGATAAGATTATGTCAGAAGTCACTGACGTAGAATGGAACGCAACTGTAGAAACCAATAGAGGGTGTCCGTATGCTTGTACATTTTGCGACTGGGGTAGTTTAACATACAACAAAGTTAAAAAGTTTGGGCTTGAAAAAGTATTTGCAGAGTTAGAATGGATTGGCCAAAAGAAGTGCGGCTTTGTGACTATCACAGATGCTAACTTTGGTATGTTTGTAGAACGTGACAATGCCATTGCTGATAAGCTAATTGAAGTGCAAGAAAAATATGGATGCCCTAACAGCTTTAGTATGAGTTGGGCCAAGGATCAAAAGCCAGAAGTATTTGATATTGTATTCAAACTAATCAAGAATCCCAAGTTTAACCAAGGATTGACTGTTAGTGTACAGAGCATGGACCTAGATGTATTAGAGAATATCAAACGCAAGAACCTTGCACAACATAAGATTGAAAATATTTTTGCATTGTGTGATAAAAACAATGTACCGGTGTATACTGAGATTATTCTAGGATTACCAGGTGAAACTGTTTCAACTTGGAAGGAAGGCTTCTATAAAATATTCCGTGCAGGCAACCACACAGGCACTAATATTCTTCAAGCTCAGATGTTAGAAAATGCCGAGATGAATTTGTTACAAGAAAAACTCTTTAAGATCACAAGTGTGCCTGTATACGATTACATGAGTGGAAGCTATAACTACAACGAATTAGAAGAATGTGTAAGTGTAGTAACCAGCACCAAAGATATGTCCATGGAAGAGATGTTAGACAGCCAAATATTCAGTTGGTTCATGCAGACATTTCATATCAACGGGCTTACTACTTACATCAGTAGATTCTTGCACAAGAAGGCAGGAGTGGATTATTCAGTGTTCTACGATAAACTCTGGCAATACCTTATTGAAGATCCTTGGTTCATAGCAGAACAAGATGCTGTTCGTATGTACTATCGAAATTGGATGACGGTTGGAAAGATCAACCATCCCAATATCAGTAACATTGAGATACATGGTTGGAATATCATACACAGAACTACCTTGCACATGCACAAGGACAGACGGTATGAATATGTTTTTGATTTGATAGAACGATTTGTAACCAACGAATTTGAATTAGACCGCGACTGTTTGAATCAATTGTTGTTGTTCCAAAAGAACTACGTGATAAACTATGATGATATTTCAAAGTTTCCGTATACCGTTGAATTCGATTATGACTTTCTTGGATACATTTTAGATGATACCTCATTAGAAACTGGCGTAAAATACAATTTTGAATTTCATGAAAGCAGCGACATTAGTCTAGACAGATTTTTAGAAAATATCTACTTTGGAAGAAAACGTAATTTTGGAAAAACATTAATAACAAAGGAACCGGTATGAAGATCGAATTTATCTTAACTACACAAGGAACATTGGTAACGCATGGCTAAAAAACAAAAATCAAAAAGACCAACGCTAAATTACAATATCTGGAATACAAATATTCCAGTGGTCATTGAGCAGGATATCAAAGAACACAATCCCAGCCGAATTAATATATTTGCAGCAGAAGAACACGAAATAGCATCGACTTGGTCGGGAGATTTCAATATTCTCAAACAATTATTCATAGATAATGATATAGAAGTTCACTTTATTTACGGTGCTGCTAATATGGAATTTTATAATACTAGATATCATTTTCCCGAGCATAGAATTTACACACATCTTTGGCCGTTTTATTATTTGTCTTTTACATTATCTTCGATGAAACACAATGAGTTTGTAAATCATGCTGATCATAACAACCCAACTTTTACAACGCCTTTTATATCAATGAACAACAGACCGCATACTCATAGATGTATGTTTATGGATCAAATGGCAAGATGCAACTTAATAGATACCGGTTCGGTATCGTGGCACAATGACAATGTTCCGTATCAGTGGAAGTGGTGGAAAACTCCGCAGCGATTAAAGTTAGTTGATGATTTTAGCAACAACGGTAATTCATACCGATTGCCAATAGAATGGAAATCTAGTTTTATGAATCTAGTATCTGAGTGCAGCATAAATCGAATATACTTTTCAGAAAAAACTTGGATTCCATTATTATGTCACAAAGTTTTCCTTTCTCAATCCGATCAATACTTTTACAAGAAATTTAAAGAATGTGGATTTGAATTATACGATGAAATTTTTGATTATTCGTTTGATGATTATGCAGATGCTGATATTCGTACATCGATGATTATGGAAAATGTAAAAAATATAATAGGTAAAGATTATAATGCAATGCACAATTTACTGCTTCCTAAATTAAAACATAATTTTAATCGAGCAATTACTATTGCAACTAACAACGAGTATATGCCCAAGATTGCAAAAAATAGTGAATTTGCCATGGAACTATATACTGCCCTTAAAGACATACAAACATCAAAGCGTTTTTTGCTTTCCCTAAAAGCCAAGCAATAAATAACACAAGAAAAAGATATAGGAATCAACATGAAAATTGGATTTATTGGAATAGGCAAATTAGGAATGCCCTGCGCTGAGGCGATTGCAAATAAGGGGCACGATGTTAGCGGATATGATGTTCGACTTTTGGAACCTACATGGTTAGTTAACATTAAATCTTCTATCAAAGCTGTTGTGCAAGATAGAGATATTGTGTTTATCGCAGTCCCAACTCCGCACGATCCGGCATACGATGGTAGAGAACCTACAGCCCACCTTACACCAAAAGATTTTAGTTATGACATTGTTAAAGAATGTTTAACAGAAGCAAATAAGCATATGAATAAGAAACAATTGTTGGTTCTTATATCTACAGTATTGCCAGGCACTACTCGTCGCGAATTTATTCCGTTATTAACTAATACTAGATTTGTCTACAATCCATATCTCATAGCAATGGGCAGCGTAGCATGGGATATGGTCAATCCTGAAATGGTTATGATCGGCACCGAAGACGGAACCGAAACCGGCGATGCAAAACAATTAGTAGAGTTTTACGATTCTATTATGGAAAATAATCCACGCTATGTTATAGGCACCTGGGATGAATGCGAGTGTATCAAAGTTTTCTATAATACGTTCATCAGTACAAAGATTGGTCTAGTTAACATGATACAAGACGTTGCTATGAAACAAGGTAATATAAATGTAGATGTAGTAACAGAGGCACTGTCAAACTCGACTATGCGCATCATGGGTCCGCAATATATGACAGCTGGAATGGGCGATGGAGGTGGATGCCATCCTAGAGATAATATTGCTTTGCGTTATATGGCCCAAGAGTTAGATCTAGGATACGATCTATTTGATGCAGTAATGAATGCTAGAGAAATACAAGCTAGAAATTTAGCTAAATTTCTTGCAATAGAATCAGAAAAGGCAGGTAACATGCCAGTATACATCCACGGTAAATCATACAAGCCCGGGGTGGAATATTGTGACGGTAGTTACAGTTTGTTAGTCGGATATTATCTAGAACACAATTTTGGTGTTACTCCCATGTACATAGATCCGTTAACCGGTGATAATGTAACAGTGCCCATCAAAGGGGTGATATTATTAGCTCACAATAAAAAAGTCACTTACGAATACCGCGGGTTTGAAGAAACTCAAAATTTGTATTGTACAATAGAGAAAGGGTCCATTGTTGTGGACCCTTGGAGAACTTTTGTTTCAGACCAACACAAAGTTATTCATTACGGAAATACTAGAAAATATTTTTAGATGAATCCTTGATATCTTTCTTAAGTCTTTCTACATCAACTTTAAAATCTATTTTTTTGATTTCGTCTTTGTATTCTTGAAGTGTACTAATCAACACATCCGCAATTCCTTCCGCAGTTTGTGTATCTAGTTCGTGTTTGACGTCGATCTCCCATACCCTGCCATCTGTAAAATCTAATCTCACAGAGTCCAGATAAGCCACAGGCATGGTATTCATATAGAGATCTTCAAAAACCTCCGGCCATTCTTTTACAAGGTGGCGCGGAGGTTTGAATAGCGGATTAGGCATCGACAGTTTCTTCTGCCTTTTTAACCTTCTTGACTGTAGGGTCGAGATCTTCTGCTTCTTTACGCAATCTTGCCGCTTCTTTGTACATGGCATCAGCTTGACTGCGATATGATTTTGCTAGATCCTTGTCACTAAGTGCAGCGTTGGTATTAGCCTGTGCTCTGATAGGTGCAGGAATATCTGAATCAACTGCGGGTGCTGTGTCATTTACTGAAGCTACATCAGTGACTTGGGCCTTAGCGGCTGGAGCACCTGATACAAATGTGCATAAATCGTCTACTGTGCAGTTTTTCTGTTCCGCAATCAGCGTGTTAAGATTAGCCAACAGCACAGTGTCGTTGGTTGTAGGAGTCATCATCACGGTATCTGTGGCCACTTTTACCAATCTATTATCTGCCTGCATGGCTCGCAGCATGGGTCTGCCATCCTGGAACGGCCGGATGTGCATGATTTCGCCAAACTCAAATGCGTCTTGAGCTTGATCGGTTTCTACCAAAGTCATGATTGAATCATGATATTGATCTGGCAACTGCGCTACAGGTAATACCAGAGCCATGTTTGACTCTCCGGGCAGAGTTCTAAACACCACTAGCACCTTGGCACCTGTGTTTTGAATCCTTCCTATGTGTTTTAAGCTTCTCATTTAGGCTTCCTTTTTAGATACAGCTTCAAGGAAGGAATTTAGTTTGTTGAAACTTTTACCAACTGCCTCCAATTCTGCTGCTTTGAACGCTCCTCTGCTTGTTGCAACTTCGATGATATTTTTTACAGCTAGCAGATCGCTGATATTTAAATCAGGACCTTGTGCTGTTGGTGTATCTGTTGCCGCAGGCGCTGCTTCGGCTGGTGTCTCAACTACTTGATCTTTAACTTCTTCTGACATTAGTTTCTCCTTAGGTGTGGGCATGCAAGCATGAAATAGGTCAATTCTTTTC